TCAGAGTGCGTATGCCTTGCTGATTATATCCGGAATGCCTTCGTCATAATTCGGCACAGCGTGGCTGTAAAGGTTGAGCGTGTGGCTGATTTTGCTGTATCCCAAGCGCTTGGCAACTTCGGCGATGGATACACCGTTAGCAAGCAGCTGCGTGGCCATAGTGTGGCGCAGAACGTGGAAGTTCTTGTATTCAACGCCTGCTTCCTGCAGCAGTGCCTTCCAGATGCGTTCCATATTCCTTGGTGCTATCGGCGTGCCGTTGCGGGTGTGGAAAACGTACCTGTTAAAAGAAAGCACCGGACCGGAAGAGGCACTGGCAAGATTGAGGGCTTTGCTGACTTCGGGCGCAATAGTTATCTTGCGTACGCCGGCAGCAGTCTTGGGCGGCATGTCGGTGAGCGTTCCGTGTACTGCCTGCAGGCTGTTGTCTATATAGATATAACCGGGCTTTACGTTTGGCGCTTTAAGGCCTAACAGCTCTCCGAGGCGTGCGCCGGTAGTCGCTGCCAGAAGGAAGAAGGGGTAGTATTTGCTGTAATAACGGCTGGTCTTGGCCGTCTGCAGAATCTTACCGATTTCTTCCGTAGTGAATACCTGGACTTCAACCTTGGGAACCGGTGGAGCTTCTACCGCCTGCATGAAGTTTTTTGCAACCAGGTCAATGGCGCAGGCTTTAGTGATGGCAGCCTTCAGGAGCTTATGCACTTTATTCTTGCTGCTGGCGCTCATCGGTGGCAGTTCATTGTAGAATTGCTGCACTGTATGGGCAGTCAGCTTCTGCAGCTCCACTTCTGCGATGGGTGCAATGTGCTTTGCGGTCTGGATGTAGCGTTCCAGTGTTTTGGGGCGAACCTTGGGTGCTTTATAGGTAATAAGGTATTCGGAGAGCCATTCGCCTAAACGAAGGCTGTTGGGCGCTACATAGACGTTCTTGTAGATATCTGCCTGAATAACAGCAATCCATTCCATTGCTTCCTTTTTCGTGGGGAAGCGTTTAGAGATGCGCTTTCCGTCCGGGGCGATTAGTCTTGCCCGGTACATTTTGCGGTCGCTTTCGTAGCTGATGGTTCCTTCGCCATTAGATTTTTTTGTTTTAGCCATAAAAAATCAGCTCCTTTCATTTTTCAAGCAGAGCTGATATAATAAAAAAGTAATCAGCTCTTGGTGGAACATGGGTTGATGACGTTGAGCGTGCTGGTAACACGTTCTTGCAGGTCCCTCGGTGTTGGTAGCACCGGGGGATTTTTTTATTTATAAAAGTATTGATAGTGGCAAAAAATACGTAAATTACTTACTTTTTGCTTTACATTACGTAAATTACGTAGTATAATATAGACGTGAAAAACGAATAGAGGCGATTTAATGAAACGTCGCGATTTAGTAAAATTGCTGTCGCAAGCAGGCTTTAAGCTTGAACGCGATGATGGAGATCATTCCATCTACAAAAAACCAGGTAGCCGCTCCGTTCAGGTTCCAAGGCACCGGGAATTGAACGAGCTGACAGCGAAAGCAATCCTCAAAGCTGCGGGAGTAAAATAGAGATTACTTTTTACTCCGCCCGCTTTGCGGGCTTCTTACTATAATCGCAATCATTAATTCAATAGCATTTAATAATAAAAGGAGGAAGTCGCTAACATGAAAAGGAGGCAAACACTACAAGAATACGTTTATCCTGCTGTGTTCCATGCAAACGAGGATGGTACGTATACTGTTCTTTTTCCGGATTTACCGGGCTGCATCAGCGAGGGGAAAACTCTGGGCAATGCAATGAAGATGGCCGAAGCTGCGCTCACGCAGTGGATTGAATATTTGAAGGACAGTAAGGAAGAAATCCCTGTGCTTAGCAATTTACAAGATATTGAATTAGGAAATAACGAATTTGCCAATTTTATTCGAGCAGATATCAAGGATAACCGTGCAGTAAAACGCACGATTAGCCTTCCGCGCTGGATGGATGAACAGGCCGCTGAAGAAGGTCTGAGCTTATCCAAAATATTACAAGAAGCATTAGCCAAACGCTTTATCGCAGCAAACTAATATATGTATCGTTGCGCCCCCATATCGGGGGCGTTTTTTCTTCCGCTTGCAGGCTTATCAGAATTTGCATAAAACGCAAATTGCTTGTCATTTGCTGGCGGTATTCTAAAACTGAATATGTTGTTATAACGCAAAACATATGATATACCCAGAGGTGGTATCATGGAAACAATCACTATAATCATTATCTTAATCATTAATACCATAATCAGTTTTTTTATAGCTGGATGGGTATGTTCTTTGCATGTAAGACAGATTATGGAGTACTATTATATGGATAAAAAGCAAAATGAAAAACGGCTGCTTATAATGGAACGACTGATTAGAAGCAAGATGCTTTAAATGCCCTATTCTTCATCCTTTCTGGAGGTTATTATGGTTTTAACAAAATCTTATATTGATGAGCTAACGCGTGACTTTAGTACTGAAGCCATACGCTTTAACAGCAGATTCAAGGAAGAGGACATTCCCCTGCAGATTACAGAAGAAAATTTACAGTACCTAATTACGAAGTTGTGTGATATGAGGGAAGAACTGGATAACTTATACGATGAAAGGGAAGACATGGGTGCAATGTACACTGAAATGCTTAATGATTAAGTCCCCCTATATTATCCTAAACTCTCCACGCTTTCTTCTGCTTTGCGCTGGAGCTTGGCCAGCTTAACATCAATCAAATCGTCAATTTCTTCCTTGCCGTCAGCATCCGGCTGGCAGTATTTTTATTTTTTAGGTTTATCGAGTTGCTTGATACTTTCGCTTGGCGTAGGCAATTTCTCTGGCATTGTGCCGCCGAGTTCTTCAATAGTTTTGCGAACGGTACGACCGACTTCGTAATGCACTTTGTTGGCAGCTTCTTTGCTACTGATATTCTCACGGCGCAGTTTGTCTTCTGCCTGCGTGATGCGGAACAGGTTCGCACCGAGTTCCACACTGCCCATGTGGTCTAAAATCTCTTGATTAGGTTTAAGCTTCTTGCGACGTTTTATATCGCCAGCGGTTTCACCGCCATAAAGTCCCATGTAACCGCTATTTTGGAATTTGGCGAAGTCAAGGTTCGTTTTTACGCCTGCGGCAAAGGCTGCATCAGCGAGAGCAACGTTATGCTGTTTGATATTATTTCGTGCTTCAATGCGAGCGTCTATTTCCTTGTTGAAAGCTTCTGCTGCTTCAAGGTCGTGGATATGGTCCGCGCCGAGTTGTGCAAGCCACTGCTTGAATGGTTCGGCTTTAGGTGAGGGGATAGATTGGATAATACGCAGAATACCTTCTGTATTTGCGGTGTCAGTGAGACGCATTTTCCCGTCTTCTGCAAGCAATTTCAACCTGTGACAATTTGTCACGGTTTCATTGCCTTCTGCTTTCATTCTTTGCTTTAGTTTGCGCCAATAAGCTGATTTATCTGCACTGTCGGTCAATGCACCGACAACATCGACAACAGAAAAGAACCATTCTCCGGCTTCATCGTTCCAAATGGAGCGAATTTGCGCACTCTGAAACAATTTTACATCTTTCATGTCTTCATTCCTCGCTTTCGAAATCTATTATTCTAAACTCTCCACGTCTTCTTCCGCCTTGTGCTGGAGCTTGGGCAGCTTAACATCTATAATATCGTCGATTTCTTCCCCGCCGTCAGCCTTCCGCTGGCGGTATTTGCTTTGCGTAGTTAAAGTTGTTCTATTTTATCGTTATCAATATGCCAATTATCCGGAAACCCAAGTTCTTTTAAAACATTATTAACAGGGATTGTTTTTAGCTTATTGCTAAGTGTCTTGAAACGTTTTTTGAATGTGTTATGCATTATAGCGTATTCGTTCCTGCTAATGAAGCACTGAAGTGTTAAGAAGGCTTCATATGCGCTGCGCCTTTCGTCCTCCTTCTGGATATTATATTTTTCATGAAGCGGTGCCCAATACTTAGTGCTCTGGTGGCAACGGAACCCAAGCAGGCGATTGTTATGCGCACATATATTTCTGATATCATTGATGTTTTCAAGAAAACTGTTCAATGTTTCCGGTTGGAACTGGCTGTGATTATCAGGAATGTTTTGCCCGATAAATTCAAGACAGTCTTTACAAATCTTATTTTGCAAAGATTTTTTAGAGTGCTTTAACAAATGACGAAGTTCTCCAAATTCAATGTGATTAACCAATACCCATATGGGAACATGCTTGTACTTTCTCAGATAGTGAGCAATACTGCTGTTTTTGTTAGATTTATCCTTGTTATGGGCCAAAATTTTTCTTGAAAGATTTGATATTGTTTTTGCGACTAACAACGTCTTGTCTTGCTCATAGCAGTTTATATTTAAGTACGCATAAGGTTCATCCTTAAATTTTTCAGCGAAACGATGAGCAAAGATTGATCTTAAATGCGTTTCTGCTTCTAAAATACCTAAAAGCAATACCTGCTTAAATTCACGTTCAAAGACATATAAGCTTGTAATTTCGTCAAAACTTGTTTGAGCAGTGTAGTTATCTCCTTCTCTAGGAAAAAATCTGGCGTATCCATTGATAAGGTTATAGTAGTTTTGGCTTAAAAGATATTTTTTTGCACGTTCTTCATCTGGGATAATTAGCCCGCGTTGCTTCAAAAGTTCTATTTGTTCGCTTGTTGTTTTAAATTCTTTCACAAAAAAAGACCTCCTCTGCATAACAGAGAAGGCCTTCTTCCGTACCGGTCCCCGTAGGGATACCGGCGCTTTTCCTATCTCTATTATACGCATTTAAAGTATGTATGTCAATGACAGGTATGGGAAAAAACTTGCTTTTTTGTCAATGTTGTGGTACTATATATAGGTTTAATATCAAACACCACAATATATAGTATTTACACTCACTCCTCCGTCAGCCTTCCGCTGGCGGCTTTTATTTTTCCTCAGCGCTTCCGCTCTCATCGGCGCACCGACCATGCCGGCGAAGCGCCTCTCCTAAATTATCCTAAACTCTCCGCGCCTTCTTCCGCCTTGCGCTGGAGCTTGGCCAGCTTAACATCAATCAAATCGTCAATATCTTCCTTGCCGTCAGCATCCAGCTGGCGGTATTTTTATTTTTGAAGCTTCTTTAATGTCTCTATGCTTTTCAGTGGTTTTTCGGAAAAGGCGTTTAATTGAAATTTAGCTATACGGTTAAGCCTCAGCAGGCGTTCAGGCTGCGCAAGGCCTTCACGAATATATTCAGCATTCAAGCCTTCGAGGTTGGAAAGTACGATGAGCTGCTCGATGCTTGCTGCATCCCTGATGTTTCCGGCTGCATCTGGGTTAGCTGTTCGCCATTGGCGGGCAGTCATGCCGAAAAGGGCAACATTTATCATATCAGCTTCAGAAGCATAGGTGTAGCTTGTCTGCTGTGGCGTCAGATTTGGCAGCATGCTTTCTTTGATAGCGTCTGTGTGCAGTCTGTAATTAGACTTAGCAATTTCACGCTTTACACTCCAGTCTAATTCTTTGGCATGACTTTCGTCAGCCTTTAAACGTTGGTAATCTTTGATGATATACAGCTTAAATTCTGGAGAAATCCAGGACGCAAATTCAAAGGCTATATCAGAATGAGCATAGGTACCGCCGTAGCGCCCAGATTTAGAGGTTATGCCGATGGCGTTGGTTGAATTTATCCATTTTTGAGGGGTGAGTACAAAGCTGTTTTCACCTGCTTGATTTTTAAACTGGTCGAATTCGACCAGTTTAAAATTTGGGTTATTAATCTTTTCCCATAATCCTAAAAATTCAATAGTACTTCTAGAACGTAACCAATTTTTAACAACATCAGCAGGAAACTCGGGATTGCGTTTTTTAGCAATATCGGTTAGTGAGATATAATCAGCCTCTTTAGAGCTTGTTATACGGATTTCAACGCCGTTAGCATTAATTGTACTTTTAATATTTGTCATAACAATCATCCTTTCTTATTATCCTAAACGCTGCTCTTCTTTTTCAGCACGCTCGTTAGCAAGCTTATATTCCATATCTAAAACATAATCAACACGCTCTCTGCCGTCAGCATCCAGCTGGCGGTATTTTTTTATGTGTGTTTCTTCCTGCTGGGTGAGGGAGAGAGAGGGGGAAGGTGCATTTACTGTTACTAGCTGATTACTGTCGAGCATTGGCAATAAAGTATCGATTGTAACGCCAGTAACTTCAGCTATTTTGTTTAAAGTTTCTATTGTTGGCGCGAATGCTTTACCTGTTGTGGGATTAATCCCTTTTTCTAGAATGGAAATATATGCTCGACTTAAATTGCATTTTTCGCCAAAAGCTTGCATTGATAAACCCTGACTTTTTCTATATTGTTTTACGTATTCTCCGATAGTCATGATGGAAGCCTCCTTATAATGTCAACTAGATTATACATTAAGCAAAGAAAAATGTCAAATACAGTTGACATTAAGAAATAAATCTAGTATACTAGACACAACGGAGATAGAAAGGAGGAAAAAGAATGCTTTATAATATTCGTAAGATTAGACAAGAAAACTGTATGACACAGGATGAATTGGCTAAAAAAGCTAATATTTCGCGTGCTACTATCATTAAATTGGAAAGTGGCGAAGAGATGGAGGTGAAAATTAGCACTTTAGAAGCTCTTGCTAATGCTCTTAATTGTTCCGTATCTGCTTTTTTAATGCAATAGATGTCTAGTATACTAGACAAAAACCGCCAGCGCGGCGCTGGCGGTAGGGAGGTAATGGCGATGGGCAAAGAAATGACGACCTGCCCGCATTGCGGGGAAGTCGTCAAAAAAGGTAACTTCTGCAATAAATGTGGCAAGAAGCTGTCGAAGATATGTGACTGTTGGCTGATGAAGCGCCAGTATCATTGCAAGTTTCAAAAATGTCCTGACATGTCGGCCTTTACTTTATTGCTCTTGCATATTCATCAAGACCAAAAGCGTAGGCAATACGTTTTTCTTAAGCCAATCTTTGAAGCAATCAACAGCAAGTCCTTGAAGGCCATCAAGAAACTTGGCGTAGACCAGAGCAGCATAACGAGACTGGGGAGTTTCAACGATGATGTCTGGTATAAAATCTACTAACTGTTTTTTCTGTTCTGCAGTCAATTCTTCTAACATGTCAATGATGTGTTCGGCGGTTTGCAGAGTAGCTTCAGTCCAAGGATATGGCTTACCGCAATTATAACAGTAAGCTGGAACATCAACGGCAGCGGAAACCTTAACATCTTTATAACTTGTTATATGTGATGATAATCTTCTGCCTTCTAACACATTATACATAGTACTAGAATAAATTGGCTTATTCATATAGTAGGCTCCACGAATCTGGCTACTGCAATGGGGACAAGCAGAAATAACTTTAGCACCACATATTGAGCAAAAATCTTCATTTTTAGCAGAGTGTGTGCTAGTATCGCTGTTTCGCAGATGTCCATTTTCGCAAACTTGGGCAGTCTTAAAGAAATGGTTTGAAGTATTCATAAAATCACCTCCTTCCTGTGCTTTTATTATAGCACTGCTGCGAGGTGGTGGAAAAGAAGGCAATAATGAGCATACAGTTTACGCCGGACACACCGGCAACGCGCCGCGCGTTCAACCGTCTGGCGCGGGAAAAAATGAAGCTGCGCCTGCTGGCAGACATCCGCATGGACCTTATGGTCTGCGAACTTGAAGGCTATAGTAAGCTGGAGTATCTGGATGAGCTGCTGCAGCTGGTGCAGGAGTTGAAGAAGGGAGGGTGAGAGTTATGGATAGTACCTTAAAAGACTGTAAATTAGTTAAAGTTATTCAAGTGGTAACCAAAGAAGGTACAGGGGCAAAAGAAAACCCCATTCGCGAAAGTATTGCTTACTTTACAACGGACGGGGTTTATATAGGGACTTTGGTTAATAAGGGCCGTAAATAAGAGATTGAGCTTTTAAAACTAAAGTCTACGGAGGCGAAGGCATGAAAGAAGAACCTGCACTCTCAATCAATATCACAGAAAAAACTTTCTGTTTGTGTATGTTAGCAGCTCAACAGCTGCTGAATACGATAAACAGCAAAAAAAGCTTCAGGGCCATTGTCGAACGTAGCCCTGAAGCCGAAAAAATCACCATTAAAATTTATACCAAAGACATCCCGGTGGAATAGGCACTAATTTTTCTAATGGTTCGTTTTCATCCCATGTAACCTCGAGTATGCGCGGCTTCCCTACGCAAATCATAAAAGCGAAGCGATCCACAGCATCATAAAACCGCTCATACTCATCCGGCGAAAGCGAACTTGTGTCTATCCTATATGTTGTGACCATATTCTCACCTCCTTCCTGTGCTTTTATTATAGCACGGAACGCGAGGCGGTGGGGAAGGAGGCAAAAAATGAGCATTCAATTTACGCCGGATACACCGGCAACGCGCCAAGCGTTTAACCGTCTGGCGCGGGTGGAGGAATTGAGGAAGGGAGGGTGAGGGAGATGGCAATAGCAATAGGGTTACTGGTGATAACTAATCTTTTCACGGGCTATCTGCTTTTGGGTACTCACTACAGATTTAAAGCCTTAGTTTTGTACATAGTAAAAAAAGGATACACTCCGCCGACAAAAGATGAGCTGACGGAATGTATCAAAGAATGTGTAAGAGAAAAGCTTTAACCTATGGCAGATTTTATAAGGTTAGATATTACGAGTGAAGAAGCTTGCGTTGCAGCCTCAAGCGATTTAACGCCAAGCATGTTTAAAACCTTCTTAACCTTATCGTAAACGACTGGGTAACGGATGCTTTCTAAAAAAGCATGTCCTGATGGCGTTAAATCTGATACGCAGATGCTGTAGCCGTCTTGAGAAGTAAATTCGTCCAGAAGACCGGCTCTGATGCAAGATTTAATGTGGTATACGAGCTCGTCGTTGTCATAACGAGTGAGCAGTTCAAATTGAGGCGGCGGAATTGGCGGAGGCACTTCTTCGTATGCTTCTGCGAGGGATTTAGATAAAACTGTATCAATGTAAATTGCAGGATGACGCAAATCACTATTCGCTTCAGCCCAAAGCATTACATCACGGACGCAGTCAATATTTAACCTCATAACAATCACCTCCATCCTGTGCTTTTATTATAGCACGGAACGCGAGGCGGTAGGGAAGGAGATGAGATTATGCGTGAAAATCCTATCATGAAATATTTGGCCGAAACCTACGGTATTACGCCGGATCAGCTGGAAGAAGAACTTAAGAACGCTAAAATCGATATCGGTATTTTCGTAGAACCTTGGGAAGGAGGGAAGCAACAATGAAAAAAATCTTAATCGCCATCCTCGCAGCTTGCTGCGTGTGGGCTGCGTATGACTACAGCCGTCCGGTTGACCGCTACGTTGTCAAGGTTACTGCCGCTGAGGGTGACACATTGTGGCACCTGGTAGGCGGTGTCATGGATAGCGAAGGCGACCGGCGCGACGTCCGTGAGGTTATCTTCTGGACACGCAAAATTAGCAATATAAAAGGCGACCTGCAGCCTGGTGATATTGTGTTGATCCCCATCGAGGTGCGTAAATGAGCACCACTGGCATGGACAAAAGAAAAAGAGCATTGGCAGCCGCAAACTGTCAATGCTCTAAGCAAAACGATCATAGTTATTATAACAAAAGCAAGGAGCAAATACAATGAAAATTGATTTCAAATTGGAAAGAAGAATCGGCGCTCTCAGCGAGAACCCTTCCGGTTACACCAAGGAGCTGAACGTGGTTATCTGGGATGAGAAATACACAAAATATGACCTGCGCACCTGGAACCCTAACGGCAAGCCTGGCAAGGGCATTACGCTGACCAAAGAGGAGCTGAAGAAACTGTATAAGCTCATCGGCGAGGAAATCAGCCAAATGGGAGGCCACAATGAGTAGTATAGGTCGTAAAAATAAACGCCGTGCTGCTTTTAAATGCGCCAAACAGGGCATCGCGCCTGCTCAGGCAATTGCTGTATCGGCAGCGCGCGAAATCCAGACTACAAAGGCAGCAACAACAGAAACAATGGAAGTGCTGCTGCAGGCTATGGCGCTCGTTGCGGCGCACGATTATGGCAAGCTCAACGCTAAGGATACCCGCCTGGATGTGCTGGCCAAACAATTATACCAGCGCAGCATTCAGGTTAAGAAGCGTCAGCTGAATGAAGAGGAAAACAAAACCTGCCAGCGCTTTGCTGGTGCAGTCATGGAAATTTGGGAGGAAGAGGAGAAGAGCAATGGAAAAGCTTGACCGCTATAATATCATGCGTTTTATGTATGGCGTATACCATAGCCATCGCATCAGCTACAAAGAGCATCTGCAGGCAGCAGAACGCAAACTGTCGCGTCATGCGGTGCCATGCTTTGCCTTGCATCGCAAAGCACGTAAATTGAAAGACATGGAGGGTTAGCAATGGTATTAACTGAAGGACAGAAACAGGCAATTAAAAAGCTGGATAAAGAAATGGAAGCAGCCAAGGATCCATGCTCTAAGTATATTGCTGAGCAGCTGCTGCAGCAGGCAACTTCCTGCCCGGAGGTTGCGGAGAAAATCCTTGCGGAAAAGAAGAGTTTGGCTGGTGCGCTGGATGCCATCAAGGCAGAGGCCAAGAAGCACGCCGTTGGCGGTTGTGGCTGCGTGGATGAGGCGCAGGCGGTCGAAATCGCCTGCAGATATTACAACATCAAGGCCGCAAAGCCAGCAGCAGAGCCAGCGGCCGCGCGCCAAGCGCTTGGCAAAACAGCCGGAACGCAGGCAGAGACTGGCGTTGGTAAGGACGCTGTAAGCGTCAATCTTGATGATTTTTTCTAAGAGGTGTCTTGAATGAATCGCAAAGAGATAGAGCAGGAGGTTTCTTATTGCTATCCGACCAGAGGTGAAAAGCTGTCAGAGAACAAAGATTTTTTGCACTTCATGCGGTACTTTCCCGCTGGCATTGGCGATAATGTGAAACGCTATTTTAATCAGGTAGCTACGGGAACCGGAAATTTTTTCATGGTGCCTGACCGTGAAGATAAGCAGAAAGCTGTCTGCAGCAGATGCGGCAAGAATATTGTCCTTGCTGCAGATCTGGCACACAAAGATAAAGCAACCTGTCCCAAATGCAGAGCAAAGGGTGAGGTTGTACATGGCTGGCGCAAGCCGGAGATTGAAGAGAAGCATTATTTTACATATTTCGAACGTGCTTTGTATGACAAGGAAGCAATCATTGCTCGCAGCTTTGCTGTTTATCGTTATATATGCGCTGATACTGGAGAAATTGTTGACGATTATGTACCGCGGGAGTATTACCTGATGCGTAGGCATGAGGTTTCACATTGGAGCCGCTCAGGAGATGTGTTTGGCTATGAATGGTGGGATAAAAGAAGAAGCCTGTATAGTAGGAACTATATCATGGAGCTTAGCGGTTATATAGTGTGGAATGGGTTGGACAGACTAATACCGCTTTTGACGGATAGCTGGTTGAAATACAGCCAGTTGGATGCATACCTCAGACTTACTACACATTTCGGAGGGGATGCATTTAAATATATAGAGTTTTACCAAAAGCATCCGCAGCTGGAATATGTGATGAAAATGGGCTTGGGGAATGTTGTTGCTGAAGGATTGGACACTCGCAGTAGTTTCCGGAACCTTTTTAATTGGCGTGGGAAAACTCCGAAGGAGCTGCTGCGGGTACCGATAGGGAAAAATGACGTATTGGCATTATCTGCTTTGGCAACAGATATAGATACGCTGAATTTGGCGCTGTATCTAAAGAAAAATTCGCGCTTTAGTCTTGTGGACCTTGCACAAAAGCGTAAGGAGCTGAAACAGCTGAGTCACTTCGACACATGCGAAATGTTTGACACATTGAAAGGCTATGGCGTTTGCTCAGAAGAGACTTTAAAGTATATATATCATCAGCAGCAGAAAAAGAAAAGATACTACAGCATACGAGGAGTTCTTATCGACTGGATTGATTACCTGCAAGACTGCGGAAAGCTTGGCTTAAACCTGGAAGATACGGCGGTGCTGAAGCCGCATGACCTGCAGCAGGCACACCAGAACATTATTACACAGCTTAAGATTAAAGCAGATGAAGAGCTTGATAAGCAGATTGCCCAACTTAAAGAGGAACGCAAGCAGTATAACTTTACCGCCGGCGGTTTTTTAGCAAAGGTTGCTGAAAGCTCATCGGAGCTTATTGCTGAAGGCAAAGTCCTGCATCATTGCGTAGGAACATATGCAGATAGGCATGCTAAAGGGAAGTGCACCATTATCCTGATACGCAGACTTGAAGAACCGGAAGTGCCATTTTATACAATGGAGCTTGTTGGTCCTGAAAAGCGAATCATTCAGGTGCGCGGTAACCATAACTGTGGCATGACGCAGGAGGTGGAAGCCTTTGTTGAGAGCTATAAAAAATATTTAGCGGAAGTAGGTAAGAAGAAGGGAGCGAAAGCAGCATGAATGATTTGCAGGTAACGCGCACACCGGAGATGGTGGCGGCGGAAATCAATTTAATCAAGGACCAGACACGCAAGCTGATCCTGAGCAACAGCATCCTTATCGGCAAGAAGCTGAAAGAAGTTAAAGAGATGCTGGAGCCTGGCCAATTTGGCAAATGGCTTGCTGAGGCGGTGGATTTTAGCCAAAGAACGGCCAATAACCTTATGCGCGTATATGATGAATACGGCGCTGATCAGGGTGTATTGTTTGGCAGCGCGGCGAAAAGCGACGTGGTAGAAAAGCTGACGTATACGCAGGCTGTTTTACTCTTAGGCGTGCCGGCAGAACAGCGTGAGGATTTTATCAAGGAAGCGCATGTTGAGGATATCAGCACGCGTGAGCTGCAGGCAGAAATCAAAAAGCTGAAGATGGCCAAAGAAGCTGCCGAAGCCAAAGCTGAAGCTGACCATAAGCTGACCAGAAAGACTGAAGAGAAGCTGGCCAAGGTCAGCAGGCAGGCCGAAGAGCTCAGTATGCAGCTGGCTGGTGCCGCCGAAAGCAAGAAGATTGCTGAAGCAATGAGTACTCAGCGCGATGTTTTGGAGCATGAAGCTGAAGAGCTGCGTAAAAGCCTTTATAACAGAGAGCAGGAAACAGCTATCTTAGAAGAGCGTATCAAAGAGCTGGAAGAACAGCTCAAACAGCCGGTAACAGTTGCTACAAAGACAGAGATTGTGGAAAAGGTGCCTGAGGCTGTTGCGCAGGAGCTGGAAGAGCTTCGCAGCAAGTTGGCGGAAAGTGAAAATGATGCAGGCGCTCAGAAAGAGGCGCTGGAGCTTAAGGTGGAGATTTGGGCGGTGCTCAACGGCATCAATAAGCTGCTGGAGCATCTGGATAAGGTCCAGGATGGCAAGCGTGGCGCTGGTGTATGCAAAGCGCTGGCCAGTGCGTTGTCGCAGAGCCAAAACCAGATTACCAAGCGCTTGGCAAAGTTTGAGCAGGAGGCGTAGTTATGGAGATTATGCTTATTGATTTTGCGATTTATCTTATTGCGACGGTCATGATTATGTGCTTTGCAATCAGCTATATTGATTTCAAGGAGGCTTCTAAATGGAAGAATTCGAAGTAAAATTTATCATTCGCAAGGGTGGAAGCACGAAGGTGCGCTACACGGTTAAACCTACAGATGCGGAGCCGGAGGAAAGCATCGTGAGCAGGGCTGATGTGTTGCACGAGGATTTTCGCAAGCTTTGGGCGCTCCTGCCGGGAGTGGCACGCAGAATGCTTGAATTTCCGGCTAAAAATGAAGATGATTTGCCTTTGCATATGTGGGTAACAAAAGTAAATTTTGTATCCCACAAGGATTTTGGCGATGGCATGCAGCTGGTAGTGCTCATGGATGGCTTTAAAAATTCGTCCGAACCTTTGATGGTGGTAACGCGCAAATTTTATACTGCTGCTGTAGATTATTACAGGGATGGTAACGGAAAGCAGATCCCGCTGCAGATGCTCCTGCCTAAAGAAGTTAGGCTGATGGAATCCCTGAAGGAAGAGGCGTTTAATTATGCGTACTATTGTAAGCGTGAGCAGCCGACGGTAGACGAAGCTCAACACGCCTATGAGAGTGGAGCGTATCCAGATGAAATCGGGAGGGATAAAGCATGAGGCGTAAATGTAACTTATGCGGGCAGAGAAGCGGCAGTTGCAATCGTTATATATTGAAGAATGGCCAAGAAATAACGATTTGCCCGAGTTGCCTTGCATTTAGCGATGATGAAACTGCTAAGATAGCGCGTCAGGCGCATAAAGAAGGCTTATTGGTGAAAGGGGCAGGCAAGAGATAAAAATGAACGAGAAAACGAATGATTTAACTGAAAGCTGCATCAATAAATTCCATGAGCTGGCCAACCTGTTCAAAGAAAAGAACAAGCACATGGTGGAAAGCAATAAGCAGGCTGCAGAAAAAACAAAGGAGAACGACCATGAATAATAAGGAAACATCAATCAATAAGGTGGACGAATTAGTTAATCGTGCGCAGCTTGCCATCAATGACTGGCAGTGCAGCGGCGATGGTGATTATGTGCATAAGGCTTACGCAAACCTGCAGCAAGCCGCAATCCGCGTCAGGCTGCTAAACCCAAAAAGAGCGAGCTGATGTACAGCGTGATTGGCGATACACTTGCCGCCGACTATGATAATCTTGATTTGTATGACACTCCGGAGGAAGCGCTGAAGGAAGCTAAAGATTTTTTGAAAGCAGGAGATATCGTAACCGTTTTGGAAATGGCTGAATCCGGCTGGCAACCATACATCTGCATAGACAGCCTGCTCGAAGAATTTCAGGATCAGGCATTTACTGAAGGCGGCGAAGCCAGCGAGCCGTGGGGTGATTTCGTTACTGGAAAAGCTATGACGGCCGCTGTGGATGAACTCGAAGACGAGCTTAACGATGTGCTGCAACGCTGGCTTGATAAATATCAGGTTGAAGCTGGCTGGTACAAAGAGACCGGCAAAACATACAGTTACAGCTTTGATGGAACCGACTTTATTCGTCTCTAATATAATACTGCTAATACTGCCGCAGAGCGCAGGTCGTAGAGCTGCTGCCTCGCTCATATTTAACTAGCGATTATATACAAGCAATGCAAATGGCGCAGAACAAAGAAGAAGTATTTCGCAATGGTGCGGCCTGCGCTCTGCGACGGAAAAAAGGAAGGACGTATAAGCAAGTGGATAATGTAGATAACTTTACCATTAATCTTGTTATAACTGTCATAGTTCTGTTTATTGGCTTGGCGCTGGTGGGCGGAGAAGATGATTAAAGCAGCTAAGGCTTTTGGTGGGGCGAAAGCATATGACATATCAATAGCATGCCCCTGCGGAAAATGTGACGAGCGTTCCCCAGGTTGCGGCAGAATATGCAGCGATTACAACAAGTATAAATTTGTCCTGGCCATACTGAACGGGAAGCGCCAGGCGAAGGCAAAAGCAGCGGCTGAATGTCGCGAGATGCGCAATGAGCGCATCAGAGAATGGAAGCATAATAAATGTTGGCCAAAAGGCTAGCGTAAATAATAGATGATAAAGAATATATGAAGGGAATACTGCGGGGCTGTTCTGCCTCGCAGGTTTCTTCATTATATAATAGAAGTTTTTTGAAGGTCTGCAGAGGCCTTTGAGGCTTGTATGTAAGTAATAACAAAGCGACCACAAAGAATATCAGGGGGATAAATCAATGGCAATGAGAGCTAAAAGCGGCATCCGGGAAAAAACATATTATTGCCAAGGTGTCAGCGGAAATAAAAAAGCAGACTACATTGAGATTGATTTGTTTCCGTTTGTTGAACTGCAATATAAGCCATCTAGAGGCGGCAGGCAGAAGGCAACTACTCCTAAACAGAAGAACCTTAATGATAAAAAGGCACGAAGATATTTTAGGCTGCTGGCCAAAAGCAATTTTGGCAGCAAAGATATACACCTGACTTTAAGCTATGACAATGATAACCTGCCTGGTACACCTGAAGAGGGAGAGAAAAGGCTGCGTAATTATATGCGTAGATTGAAAAGATTATATAAGGCTAATGGCAAAGAATTGGAATACATCTATGTTACCGAGGTTAGCAGCAAGGGAAGAGTGCATCATCATCTGTTGATTAATCGTGGCGTAGACCGTGATGCTATCGAAAAGGCATGGGGACATGGTTGGGCGAACAGCAAGCGTATTCAGGCAGAGCATGGAGGAATTGAAGCTTTGGTATGTTACCTTAGCAAAGATCCTAAAGGCCGCAAAAGATACACATCGTCCCGTAACCTTGTTAAACCGCTGGAATCTGTAAGCGATACCAAAACAAGTCGTAAGCAATTCCAGCAGCTGACTCTTTGGCCGGAAGACTGCGAAGATATGCAAAAACATTTTGAACAAAAGCATCCTGACTATCGCATCATCAGCGTGGAGAAATATTATAATGCTGTAACCTGCGAATGGTATATCAGAGCGAAGATGGAGCTTAGGGATGATTATAAGCGCAAGAAGGGAGCAAAGCGACGGAATGAATAAATTGAATTTAATATTAACCATACCGCCTAGCGTCAATCATTGCTATAAAAACTTCACGTGCATGGGACGCCGGAACCGTGTGCTTACGCCATTGGCAAGAGCCTGGAAGGAAGAGGCGTATTATATTGCTAATGCTTTGGCACATCGGGAAGGCTGGCGCGTGCCTGAACCGGAAGAAAAGATTGTGCTGGAGGTATTCGCCTTCTGGCCAGACGGCAGGCGGCGCGATATGAACAACACGCATAAGCTTCTTTGTGATGCCTTAGAGGGCGCATTATATCTTGATGACAAGATGGTGCTCGTGCGTGATATGGATTTTTCCGTTGACAGGAAGAGACCTAGGCTAGAGGTATGCGTATATGTGAAAGACGATTAAAACGCAAAATTTAATCTTTAAGAATATAAAACCATAGGAAAATACCCGTAATAAAATTTTAAGTTTGCATGCAGATTATCAAAACCGGTAGGAGGGCAGCGTATGACTAAAGAAGAACTAAAAGAAAAGCTGAAAGGCGCCATGTATGCTCAGCGCACATTGGAGGGAGAATTGGATAAGCTGCAGGAGCTGCGTAGCATTGCGCAGAAGGTTACGCTTGCTTATAGCCAATCGCCTGGCGGTGGTAGTGGCAATGCCCAAAAGCTGGAAAATTCCATAGCAAAAATAATTGAGCAGGAAAAGATTATTGCTGAGTGCTGCAATGAGCTGTGCTCCCAGCTGGCAGAAGTCCGGGCTTTAGTTGCGCTGCTGCCGATGGGACCGATGCGCCTTGTGATGCAGCGCAGGTATTTGAATTACCAGAAGTGGGAACGTATAGCAGTAGAGCTTAACTATACATGGCAACATGTACATAAGCTTCATGCCAAAGGTTTAAACAGTATTCTTGAAAGATGCGATAGAATGCGAGGGTGAATCGGTGCTATAATGTATAATAGCGAAAGCGTGAGAGAAAAGAATAGCGAGAGCCGTTGGCCATTGGTCGACGGCTTTTCTATTGTCTGCGTTTTGTGGACAGATGCCATAGGTTCTTCCAGGAAAATAAAAAGCCTGCGGGTCGGCGAACTCCCGGAAATTGTCTAGCTGTGAATTTAAAAAATCACATTTCCTTCCGCAGGTAAAAAATCGGACATGTCCAAAAGGTGCAAAATTTTTTCTTGACTTCCACTAATACGCAAAAATTTTTCGTCGACAATTTCATAGCCTGTTAGGAAAGCAAAAAGCGGAAATTTAGCCTGGACAGCATTTCCACTTTTGCCATTCTCAATTTCCGCACCGCCTAGGCTGCAAAATAGCCTAAAGCGGTGCATTTTGTTAGCGGATTTGTATTGCCTACAGTGGACAAACAGCAAAGGAGGTGATGTTCATGGCGAAAAAAATAGTACCAAGAGGCTCCGGCGCTGAGCTTGCACGCCTGCTGGGCATCACTGACAGGCGCGTACGCCAGCTGGCAGACGAAGAAATACTTACCAGAGAGCCCGAAGGAGATTACCTTCTTCCCGAGGTTATAGCTGAATACTATGCCTATAAATACAAAACTGATGAATCCGTTGACCTGATGAAAGAAAAAGCTCTGCATGAAAAGGCCAAAAGAGAGCTGGCGGAAATCCAGCTGGCTCAAAAGCGGCGCGAGATGCACGATGCTGCAGATGTAGAGGCTGTTCTGACGGAAATACTGGTCAACTTCCGCAATCAGATACGCGGCATTCCGTCGAAAATGGCACCGCTGCTTTTTGGAAAGAGCAAGCCGGAGATTGAAGAGCTGCTGAGCATGGAGGTTGAAGGACGTTTGGAAGAAATCAGGGATTATACACCGACCATGTTTGATGCTGTTGATGAGAAGGAGGGCGATTAGCATGTGTGCTCAGAAAACAGTATTGCTTTTGCGCCGCATTTTCAACAATGGCCTTAAGCTGGCACCCAAAAATACTGTCAGCGAATGGGCAGATACCTACCGCATGCTGCCGCAGGAATCAGCAGAACCGGGCAGATGGCGCACCGACAGAGCACCTTATCAGCGCAGCATCATGGATGCCTTTACGGATAAGGGCGTGCATCGTGTTGTCGTCAAGAGCTGCTCGCAGGTGGGAAAAGCCTTAGATATAGATACGCCTATACCCACTCCTGAAGGCTGGAAGCGAATAGTTGAACTGCGAAAAGGCGATAAAGTATTCGATGAGACCGGAAAACAGTGCAGTGTACTTTGGCGTTCTGAAATCATGGAGAATCACGAATGCTTTGAGGTACAGTTTTCAGATGGCTCTAAGGTTGTGGCTGATGCTGAACATAAATGGTATGTTGAGCCGAACAGGCGTCAGCCTTGTGTCTTAACGACTCGCGAGCTGCTGAAAGACTATAAATCAGGTAGCTATAATACATATGCTATTCCCGTAGCTAAGCCGCTGAAGATAAAAACAAAGGAATTACTGATACATCCGTATCTCCTTGGTTTCTGGCTTGGCGATGGCAATTCTTATTCGGCACAGTTAACTGTACAGGAAAAAGATATCGAGGTTGCCGGATATATTGAAGCAGAAGGCTATAACGTCATTGTTAGGAATTTTAAGGATAAACCGAACGTAAAAAACGTGCAGGTTGACCCACTTGTTAGTAGTCATATCTGTCGCAGGGGGCATGATATCCGCGTAACAGGGCGGACAAAGGATGGCCGTTGCGCTGAGTGCCATAGACAGATAAGCCTTCACAACAAATGGAAAGGTGTAAAAGATATACCGGTTGATGAGGTCATCAATGAAAAGCATACCCTGCGCTCTAAACTGGCGCAGCTGAATCTTATTGGGAACAAACATATTCCTGCTATTTATCTGCGCTCTGATGTCAAGCAGCGCTTTGAGTTGCTACAAGGTCTGATGGACTCAGACGGCAGCATTACGAAGAAGGGGCGCTGTGAGATAACGCTAAAATCAAAGATACTTATTGATGGTGTATCTGAGCTGCTTCATAGCTTGGGCATCAAACATACAGTGAAAGCAAAAACCGCTATTTGCAGCAACTCGCCAACTAAGGCGCGTTCGCAGGTTTGGCGTATATCTTTTCTTGTTTATGAGGATACACCGGTATTCAAGCTTAAAAGACAATTGGAACGCCAGAAGGCAAGAGAAGGCTGCCGAACAACGGAGACTGAAAGACGCAGGATTGTAGCTATTACACCGGTTACATCCAGACCGGTGTGCTGTATTGCGGTTGATTCTCCAAATCATTTATACCTGGCTGGCAAAGCTATGATCCCTACACATAATTCCGATATCATGAACAATGTCATTGGCCGCTTTGCGCAGCTTGACCCCTGCACCATGATGATGATTCAGCCTACGTTGAGCGACGGCGAGGATTTTTCCAAGAGCCGTATCACACCCATGATTGAAGCTACCAAAAGCCTGAAAAGCATTTTCCGCGAAAACAAAAGCCGCAATACTAGCAACACCATCATGAGCAAGTATTTTACCGGCGGCAGGCTGATTATAGCAGGTGCGAACGCCCCAAGCGGACTTGCTTCCAAACCTATACGCATTCTGCTTTGCGACGAAGTGGACCGCTTCCCGGATAGCGCCGGCGTAGAAGGCGACCCTGTTGATTTGGCGGCGAAGAGAACTACCACCTACTTTAACAGGGTAATTGGCCTTTTCAGCACACCGAAGATAAAAGGCACTAGCCGTATTGATGACGAGTATATGACCGGTACGCAGGAGGAATGGCAGCATCAGTGCCCGAATTGTGGCGAATTCCACCTTCTTACACACCGGCAGATGCTTGCCGACTTCGATAGCAGCGAGGAACATAACAAAAAGCATGTTGTCGTCAGATCAGTGAAATGGATTTGCCCTGATTGTGGCTTTGAATTCAGTGAGAATGATATGCGCAATGCTGCGCAGAAGTATGTAGCGCAAAACCCTGCAGCTTTTGCCACCGATACGCGCAGCTTCTTCGTGAATTGCTGGACAAGCCCCTGGATTAGCTGGAACGATGTCATGAAGGAATGGCTGGAGGCAGAAGGCGACCCGGAGCGTGAGAAGGTAATATACAATACTCGCTTCGGTGAATCTTACGAGCGCAAAGGCAATTTCGAGAGTGAGGATATCTTCATTAAGCGGCGCGAGGATTATGGCGCTGAGCTGCCGCAAGGCGTTCTGCTGCTGACGGCGGCGGTGGATACGCAGGATAATCGCCTGGAATATGAGGTTGCCGGCTGGGGGCATGGTGAAGAACGCTGGGGCATACGTAAAGGCGTTATCCTGGGCGTTCCCGACACTCCCGAGGTGTGGGAGCAATTAGACCGCGTCCTGGACAAAACCTATAAATTTGCCAATGGGCGAGGGCTGAAAATCGCCAGAACCTTTATAGACTGCGGCGGTCACTATACTGATTACGTGTATGCCTACTGCTTTAAGAATTGTTTCCGTCAGCGCTTTGCTATCAAAGGCTCAAACATGGCCAACGAAGACCTTGTTGCCAAGATTGGCAAAAAGCAGATGCGTAACAGCTCCATTCCTTTGGTGTTCATCGGCACGGATACGGGCAAGCAGCAAATCATGGACCGTCTCAGCATTGAGGTTCAGGGAGCTAAGTATATGCATTTTCCACTAGACGATAAGCATCGGATGAAAAAATTCGTTGAAGCGCTGCAAGGTCTGCTGAAAACTGACGATAAGAGCCTGAGCAGTGATGCTGTCATAGAGTCGTATTCAAATCGTGGCTATGATCGCATTTATTTTCGCGGTCTGATTTCCGAGGAGCTGGTGCCGCGTAAGAAAAACGGCGTAGTTGTTTTTCAGTGGACGAACATAGCCAAGGATAAGCGCAATGAGCCGCTGAACCTTGCTGTGTATAATCTTGCCTGCATGCGCAGTATTGCACCTAATTTTGAAAAGCTGGATGCTATGCTGGCGCAGGGCAACAATGTTGAAGCAGGCGGGGCAACGGCTCCTGCACCTGCTGCAAAGCCACAGAAACGCTATGGCTGCATCAAACGAGGAAGGAGAACAGAATGAGCAATGCATTGAACGAACGCTATCGCCAGTACCTGAAGGCGGAGCAGGCTATTCTGGCCACCGGTCAGAGCTACCGCATTGGCAATAGGCTGCTGACGCGCGCTGACCTTAGCGCCATTCAGGCTGAAATAAATCGCCTGCGAGCCATGGGCGCTACTGAAGACGATAATGCGCCTGCATCTGAGGGATATAGGCGTGCAAAAAGAGTGCTTTTCCGTGATTAGCGCTCAAATAAAACAGGAGGCTACGAAATGAGTAAGAAACGAACACCCTACAATCGTAAGGCCAGACATCCTACTGGCCAAACATTAACACAAGAGCGGCCCACTGGCATCACCCTCAGGCCTGTATTAAACACAGGCTACAGCAACGGTGGTGCCAGTGCCGAAAAACAAGCTATGCGTGGTTATTGGCCGATAAGGTCCAGCCCGAAAAGTGATGTTGACGTAAATCTGAACATCCTGCGCAACCGCAGTGCTGACATGGCCATTAACAGCCCTGTTGGCGCTGCTGCCATTAATCGCTACAGGACGCATGTTGTTGGTGCTGGCCTTGTGCCTTCACCTTGTCCGGATTATCGCTTGTTGGGCATGAGCCCGGAGGAAGCTGCTGAATGGCGCAGACACACTAAGGCAGAGTTTAATCTGTGGGCGCAGAGCGTAGAGTGTGACCTGTATCGCAAGCATAACTTTTACGATATGCAGGATGTTGCTTTTATATCGTCTATTGTGGACGGAGATGCCTGGGCGGCGATTAAATATCGTAAGGCCTTAGGCGATAATCCTTATACCACCAAGATACAGCTTTTTGAAGCAAGCCGTGTCTGCAATCCTAATACCTATAGTCTTATTGGTGCGCTTAATGAGGTGGAGGTTCGTAATCCCAAGAATGGCAACAGGATTATTAACGGTGTTGAAATCAATACGGATGGTGCCGTTGTAGCCTATTGGGTTGCTGACCGGGTGCCTTATGACCCGACGGAAAACAGGAACATAAAATGGGTGCGCGTGGAAGCCTTCGGGCGCAAAACAGGTGCGCCCAACATCCTGCAAATCAGCCATGAGGAAAGGCCGGAGCAGTACCGCGGCGTGCCGATTCTGGCACCGGCCATTGAAGAATTGAAGCAGATGCACCGTTATAGCACAGCGGAGCTTACTGCTGCAATCATCAAAAGCTATTTTACGCTGTTCTTCAAAACGAAGGACGCAGGTGAAGGCCTTCCAAACGCTTTGCCGGAAGCCTTTGGCGAGAATGAAAAGGTTGCTTTCGACCAATATACCTTTGAGCTGGGTGCCGGCACGATGAACGAGCTGCCGCCTGGCTATGAAGTACAGACCGTGGATGCAAATCGCAGCCTGTCCACCTTTGAGGCCTTCGTCAATGCGCTGATTGCTCAGGTGGGCGCGGCGCTGGAAATTCCTTCAGAAGTGCTGCTGTCGCGCTTCCAAAGCTCGTACAGTGCTGCACGCGGTGCCTTGCTCCAGTTTCAGGCGGTTGCCAAGAAGCGGCGCATTTGGTTCGCAAGGGATTTTTGTCAGCCGGTGTATGAGCGTTGGCTGGCTGAGGCGGTGGCTATTGGACGCATTCAAGCGCCTGGCTATTTTAGTGACCCGCTGCTGCGTAAGGCGTGGAGCCGTGCGTCCTGGTATGGCCCGACTATGGGGATGCTTGACCCGGTGAAAGAGGTTCAGGCCGCCAAGCTGCGTGTTGATTATGGCTTCAGTACCGGTGAACAGGAATCTGCTGAAATCACCGGCACGGAATACAAGGAAAACATTGCGCAGCTGCAAGCTGAACATAAGCATTGGCAAGGCAATGGCCTCAATTATCCGCTTCATCAGAATGTAAAGACTGAGGAAGGAGGTGAGAACGATGGTGAAAAGTAAACCATTTTGGGAGATTATCAATAAAGCATCTGAAAACACTGCTGAAATCCGCATTTATGGCGATATCGTCAGCGAAAAGCCTTGGTATGACAGCAGTGGCGATGTTTGCCCAATAGGCTTTGCTGATGCATTGGCTAAGCTGGAAGGCAAGCCGGTCTGCATCCGTATCAACAGCAACGGCGGCAATGTTTTTGCTGCACACGCCATTGCCAGCCAGATAAAGTCTTACTCCGGTGATACCACTGTAATGATTGATGGTTTGGCGGCCAGTGCTGCAACAATCATCGCTATGGCCGGCAAAAAAATCTTTATGCCGGTCAATGCTATGATGATGATTCATGACCCCATGGTCTGCCTGGCAGAGCCTGCCAACGCTGAACAGCTGGGCAAGCTTATTGAAATGCTCAAGCCTGTAAAGGCTAGTATTGTGGCGGCTTATAAGGAGCGCTGCAAGCTCAGCGAAAAAGAGCTAGAAGCCATGATGAAAAACAGCACCTGGCTTACGGCTGAGGAATGCCTTGCCCATGGCTTCTGTGACCAGATTCAAGGTGAGGTTGAACCTGTTCTTGACGGCAATGTGCTTGTGGTCAACCATGTACGGCATCAGCTGAGCCAGGGAGATGCTGACTTACTTAAAAACAAAATCCACAAAAAGGAGGACAAAACGATGAATGAAAATCTTATGAATGCCGTAAACACTATTTTGAGTGCTATCGGTGTCAGAGCAAGTGAACAGACTAACAGTGCTGCTCCTGCGAACCAAACCACCGCTCCGGCTAATGAGGAGCAAATCCGCAATGAGGAAAGAAGCCGTTTGGCTGCGCTCAATGCTTTGGATGATGGCAGTGCTGGTGTGAAGGCTGTAATCAATATGGCCATCAAAGACGGCAAGACTGCTGATGAAATCAAAGAAGCCATTGATGCTATTAAGGGTGCTCAGCCTGCAGCTCAGACTTCTGCAGCTCAAAGCTTTATGAATGATTTGATTGATGACCAGATGAAATCTGGCTCCGGTAATGTAACCGGTCAGCCTGCTAATGGCCTGACTGAGGCAGAGAAAGATGCCCTGCGCACCGAAAACATGGCTAAAACTCTGCAGAATATGTATGGAGGTAATAAATAATGGCATATGTAACCAGTGAAAAAAGTAATGTGAACCAGCTTATTGGCGGCACCGCTGTGGCTGCTCTTACCAAAAACATTACCCTTAAAGGTCTGGCCGCTGAAAAGGCGCTTAAACGAGGTGCTGTGCTGGCTGTCAGTGAAGGCAAATACCAGATTGTTGATGCTGCATCCGCAACTCCGGCGCTGAAGGTAGCAAATGCTGTGTTGGCCGAAGATGTTGTCGTTGGCACCGGCGATGTAGTTGCTACTGTTTATATTCGTGGCATTTTCAATGCAGAGGAAATGTCTGTTGGCGCTGAATCTGACTCTGTGCAGGCACACGAGGAAGAGCTGCGTGCTGTTGGCATCTATCTGACTCATCTGCAATAAGGAGGAATAAACTATGGCATTTGATATCAATTCTACCCGTTCTTTGCTGGGCGTAATCAATCGTGCATATCCGCCCAATCCTTTGTTAGTAAACACCTTTTTCCCGAACGCGATTACTTATAGCTCCGAATATCTGGATGTGGATTTCAAAAAAGGCGGTCGCTCCATGGCGCCCTTTGTTGTTCCTGGCTCTCAAGGTGTTAATATGCAGCGTGATGGCTTTGAAACCAAATCCTACAAGGCACCGCTGATGAAGCCTAAGCGCGTACTGACTGCTGAGCAGCTGCAAAAGCGCCTGGCAGGTGAAAGCGTGTATAGCGGTCGCACTCCCCAACAGCGAGCTGAAGAATATCGCGCTGAGGATATCAAGGAATTGACTGATATGTGCACCCGCACTGAGGAATATATGGCTGCAAAGCTGCTGATTGATGGCAGCTACACCATTAACGGTTATGCTGATGATGGCAAAACCCAAAAGATTGACACTATCTCTTTTAACTTTACTCAAAAGCAAACCTTGTCCGGTACCGATACCTGGGATAAGGACACCTCTGATGCTTACGGCAACCTGCAGGAGGCTTCCAAAACCATCCGCCGTAATGCTGGCCTGACTCCGACTATCATGATGTGCTCTGAGGCCACCAGCAACCTGCTGTTGAAAAACAAAAGCATTTATGACAAGCTGCTGATTCCGTCTCGCGATAATGCGGCGCTGATGTCCTTCGCACCTAAGATTCAAAGCCCTGAGGTTATGCGCTTTGGCCTGCTGGGTGCCTTAGGCTTGGAAATGTACACCTATGAGGGTGGTTACATCAACAACGAAGGCGTATTTACTCCGTACCTGCCTGATGATTACGTTATTATCGGTGTTGCTGGTCGTGGCAAGCGCTTGTATGGCGCTGTTACCCAGATGGAGGATGATAAGCAGTTCCATACCTATGAAGGCCGTTATGTGCCTAATGTTACCATGAACATCGAGAATGACTACTGCTCTATTGCTATGCAGAGCCGTTGCCTTGTTGTTCCTGAATCCGTGGATGACTGGTATGTTATTAAGGTTAAATAAGGAGGCAGCTTATGTATATCCTCGTTAAGAAATTCTCTCTGCGTCATAATAACGTGGTTTATGCAGCAGGCAGTGTTGTTGAGCTGCCTGACGACGTTGCTCAAAAGCTGTATGATGATGCTCCGGAAGAGTTTGAAATCATTGGTGAGCCTGAGGCGGAAACTTCTGCTCCGGAAGAGGTTGCAAGCGTTAGCGAACCTGCTACTGCAAAGCCTGCTTCTGGCAAAAAGAGTAAAAAACAGCCTGCTTCTAAATCTATCTCTAAAGAGCCTGCGTGTGATGATGAAGACGCACTGCCTGCGGTAGATGAAGCCGCTACTGTACAATGAAAGTGCTGAGCTTTAAAGAGCAGATAGCCGCAGATAATGCGGCTGTCTTTCTCAATGATATGGAGTTCGCGGAGCTGCACGATCTGAACGGTACGGAGTGCATGGCGATTGTGCAGGATATCTCCGTGGCGCAGTCGCTTTATGTCCAAGTCGGCAAGGATGATTATTATCCCAGTCTTTATGGCAGTCAGCTGCAGGTTAACTGCCTGAAGGCTGATTTGCCGGAAGTGCCGGTCTATGGCATGCGATTTTATCTGGATGAAAAAATGTATGAGGTTGAAAGCGTAGGCGACGATATGGGGATATTGACAATTCAACTGGTGGCGAATGACCGATGATTAGCATTGATGCTAAAAATCTGGAATACGCACAGCGGATGTTGGGCGGTGCACCTAAGCAGATAGAACAGGCTGCAGCCAACGCAATAAACTATACAATCACAAAGATAAAAACGCAGACTTCTAAATCTATCCGTAAAAATTACCTGGTAAGCGCTAAGAATATTAAAGGGGCGCTGAATATTAAGCGTGCATCACGCGCTAAACTGCGTGGCGTTCTTGCTTCTCGTGGCAACCCATTGCTTTTGACAGCATTTAAGGTAAGTGTTAATAAGCGCGGCGGGCCAATAAAGGCGAAAGTACGCAAGCAAACCCGCGTTAAGGCGGTGCCCGGCTTGTTCCTTGGTGTATCACGTAAAGGTTACACTGGTGCAATGCAGCGCGCCCAACGCAAAGCACGCTATCCTTTGCGCATTCCCTATGGTCCTAGCGTACCGCAGATGTTTGGCTCTGAAAATGTTATTGGCGAGCTTACTCCTTTGGCAGAAGCTACACTGAATAAGCGGTTTTTACATGAAGTAGAATACCGTTTCAATAAAAGGATAGGGAGCATTTTATGACCACAGTTGAATTAATGGATAATCTGGCTGAGTTTTTGCGCCCTGCAGTTACAGACTACAGCACGCAGCAGCCCTCTGGCCAGCGTGAGATTAAAGTATATGCAGGCTTTCCACCGGCACGCATGAATGCTGATGAGCAGGCATCGTTTATCTATGCTCTTGTCACCGGGGCGCAGGATACTGCAGACGGCGATATGAGCACTGCAACGGTAGAATTTGGCTTCAGCATCTATGATAACAGTGATGCTGATGACTGGCGCAGTCTCTATAATCTTATGGAGCACGTGCGCCAGCATCTTCTGAAGCATCGTCTGGTAGCGAACAGGCACCGCCTGCAGCTGCCGTTGAAGCTGGAAGTTCCGGAAGCACAGCCCGCGCCACAGTGGCAAGGTAAAATTACGGCAACTTATACTATCGGTCAACCATATGAGGAGGACGTTTATTATGGCTATTAAAAATCAAAAATCAGCAAGCGAAAAGCTGATTTATGTAGGCCCGAACCTGAGCTGTGGCAGATTACTGCAATATCAGGTTTTTATTGGCGGTTTGCCAACGCATCTTGATGAAGAATTTGCGGCAATGCCTGCACTGAAGCGTTTATTTGTGCCTGTGGCAGAGCTGAATGCGGCGATGGCGCAGACCAAACAGCCCGGCACGCCGCTCAATAAATACTACAGAGAAGCATTGGAGGTGTAAGCAATGGCATATAAACATGGTGTCTATACACAGGAAGTGCCTACCAGTATTGTACCGGCGGTAAATAGTACTGCTGGCCTGCCTGTAGTGTTCGGTACTGCTCCTGTTCATTTGGCGAGGGACCGCGCACCAATCAATAAGCCTGTTCTGTGCTATAGCTATTCTGAAGCTGTAACACAGTTTGGCTTTAGCAAGGACTTTGCGAAATATACTCTGTGCGAGGTTATGTACAGCCAGTTTGCGCTTTATAATCGCGCTCCGGTTGTCTTCGTAAACGTGCTGGACCCGAAGACACATAAAAAGACTGTATCTGACAAGGAAGTAACACTGACTGATAAGATTGGCAAGCTTGAGGCGGCAGTGCTGCTGGAAACCTTGAAGGTAAAAAAGGCCAGTGCAGGCCAACCTTTGAGCGCCGGTACTGATTATGAAGCAGCCTATGATGATGACGGCGTTCTGGTTATCACGGCGCTGGAGAGCGGTGAAGCAGAGAGTGCTGCGTCCCTGTTCCTTGATTACGATGAGCTGGATGCATCTATGGTAGATGCTGATGATATCATTGGCGGCGTAAGCGTGAGCGATGGCAGCGTAAAAGGTTTGGAGATACTCAACAAAGTATTCCCAGCGGTAAACCTTGTGCCAGGCATCGTTCTTGCTCCTGGCTGGAGTGAGAACCCGACTGTAGCTGCCGTGATGAAAGCCAAAGCCGGTAACATCAACAGCCATTTCAAGGCGATTACGCTCAATGACGTACCGACCGACGCAGTAAAAAAATATACTGATGTCAAGGCGTGGATGAACCAGAACAGCTATAACGATGCTTCTCAAGTAGTCTGCTGGCCGCTGGTGAAGCTTGGCGATACTGTTTACCATATGTCCACGCATGTGCTTGGCGTTATGGCGCAGGTTGACAGCGCTAACGATGATATCCCTTACGAATCTCCGTCTAATAAAAGCATGCAGATTAATGGCTGCTGCCTGAAGGATGGCACTGAGGTGCAGCTGGGACCGGATGAGGGCGAATACCTGAACGGTCAGGGCGTAGTCACTGCTTTGAATTTCATTGGCGGCTGGAAATGCTGGGGCAACAGAACTGCCTGCTATCCTTCTAACACTGATCCGAAGGACGCCTTCATCTGCATCCGCAGAATGTTCAACTGGCATGCGCAGACCTTCATTCAGACTTATTGGGCGAAGGTAGATAAACCGATTAATAAGCGCCTTATTCAGACTATCATTGACAGCGAGAATATGCGCTTGAATGGTTTAGCCGGACAAGGTGTTATTCTGGGCGGCCGCATTGAGTTCCGCGAGGATGAAAATCCGACAACTAACCTCATGGACGGCATTATTAAATTCCACACATATCTTACGCCGCCTGCTCCGGCGCGTGAAATCGAAAACGTGCTTGAATATGATCCAGCGTATTTTGAAACGCTGTTTGGTTAAGCGGGAGGCGAAATAGATGGCGATTATTTCTGAGAAACTGGTAAATTTTAAAGTTTTTGAGAATGGTAATGATTTGGTTGGCGTTGCTGATGTAGAGTTATCTACTCTTACTGCCATGACTGAAAGCATCAAAGGCGCAGGCGTTGCCGGTGAATTTGATGCTCCGGTTACGGGGCATTTTGGCAGCATGGAAGCAACTTTCAATTGGCGCACGCTCAACAAACACAACATTAGCCTGATGATACCTAAGGCATATCATTTTGACCTGCGTGGCTCTCAGGATGCTTATGACAGTTCTAAGCATATTGTGAAGCAGCAAGCTGTGAAATGTGTGATTGCCGGCCGGCCTAAGGAGATTTCTTTGGGCAAGCTTGATGTTGGCGCTTCGACTGGCACGGCAAACAAGTTTGAGGTTATGTATATCAAAATCAGCGTGGATGGCGAAACGCTGATTGAGTATGACAAATATAATTTTATTTATGTTGTCGATGGCGTTGATTATGCTGCTGATATCCGTGATGCTCTTGGCCTGAGCTAAATAAAAAAAGCCTCCAGCTGCATGCTGGGGGCTGAATTATAAAAGTTTGGAGGAATGAAAGATGATTGACTTAAAAAATGTAGACAACGTGTTGCAAAATGTTACTGGCAAAGATTTTTTGAACGCTGAGCGACAAGCGCGTCAGATGGGAGATCAAACAGCTTCCATTGTTCTATCTGGCCAGTTTCAAACTATTTTGTTAGCGAATGCGTTAAAGGTTCCAGTTGAGGATATTGAGGAATTACCTGTGGCGGAATTTGTTCAGGCTCTGAGCAAGGTGAACGCTTTTTTATTCGCACAGGATTTAGTGAAGGACAGCAAATAAGAAGAGCAGCCATAGGCTGCTCTATAAATACCAATACAGATATTGAGTTTTTTATTAATGAACCATTGAGTGAGTTTCTCGACTGGCTTAATCTTGTTTCTGCTCTTTGTGAAAGTCAACGGTAAAAAGCGTTGGCAATAAATGGTCGAATATAAATTGATAGATAAGGTGGACTGCGTAGGCTGGACCTAAGCCTATAAATAAGCCTAGCAGACCAAAAAACAATACGCATGGCCAAACAATAAAAGCAATGTTTGCTTCAGCTATACCTAAAGCATAACTTACTATAGCGGCTGAGCTTAATCCAACAGCTGCACCGATGCAAGCACCCATGCCACAAAAGAATATATAAAACAAAATTACTAGAATATCAAATTTCATAACAATCACCTTCTATGCAAATTATATCATCAAAGGGTGAGGAGGGACAAGATGGCAAAAAAAGAGTTTAGCATGGCATTTCTTATTGGAGCTCAACTCAAAGGGAGCTTTGGCAATACTTTTTCTAATGTCCTTAAAACCTTTTCCGAGACAAATGCTGCAACTGAAAAAAACAAAAAAATCTTGAATAGTCTTACCGATGCTTATAAAAATGGCACTATAGCAGCACAAACATTTAAACGCAATCTGGCTTTGCAATCACTGGGAGTTTTTAGCGCTAGGTTAGCAAAAACAAAAGGAAGTCTTGAGGTTTTTAACAGTAGTTTTGGGGCTATGACCAGTATTGCTTCTCCTTTTGTGTCGGCAACAAAAACAGCAGCAGTCTTTGAAGCGGCAATGGCGAAGGTGGGTGCTATTTCACGCGCTAATGGTAACGAACTTGAACTGCTAACAAAAAAAGCTAGAGAGCTAGGCGAGACAACGCAATTTACAGCTACCCAGTCAGCTGAAGCAATGAGCTATTTGGGTATGGCTGGATGGGATGCGAAGCAGATTATGGCTGGTATGCCTGGTTTGTTGAGTTTAGCGGCGGCTGGTGGAACAGATTTGGCACGCACCGCCGATATAGTTTCGGATAATCTTACTGCATTCGGCTTATCTGCTGAAAAAGCTGGACACATGGCAGATGTTTATGCGACGGTAATTACTAGGACAAACACAAATGTAGAGATGCTTGGCGACACTATGAAATATGCTGCTCCGGTAGCTGAAGCTTTTGGAGCATCCATGGAAGAGACTGCTGCTTTAGCTGGTTTGATGGCTAATAGCGGTATTAAGGCAAGTCAAGCCGGTACATCGTTGCGTGCAGGCTTTTTACGCTTGGCAGGACCCCCAAAGATGGCGCAAAAGGCAATGGAACAGCTCGGAATGTCTATGAATGATATTACAGATGAACAAAAAGAGGCAGCTCTAGCAATGGCGAGCCTTGGCATAAACATGAGCGATACTAGTGGGCCGAAGAAAATGTCAACTATTCTTGTTGAGTTAAGAAACAAAACTAAAGATTTAGGTAGGGAAGAAAAGCTGGCAGCTATGAAAGCTATATTTGGCCAGGAAGCGGCAACAGGATGGCTTGCCGTGCTTAATAGCGGCGATGGAACTTTTGAAAAACTGGTAACTGAACTCGAAAATTCTACTGGCGCAGCCGATAGCTTAGCAAAAAAGATGCAAGATAATGCACAAGGCGCTATGACAAGATTTAATTCTGCCTTAGAGTCTACGCAAATTTCTATCGGAACAGCTTTTTTGCCTGCAATGGCAACAGCAGCTGAAGCTGGGGCTAAGTTCTTCGGGTGGCTTGCTGGAAACGAAACGCTGACAAATGTTGCTATAGGCATTGGAGTGGTTAGCGTGGCATTAGCTGGATTTGTGGCTGCTGTAAGTGCGGGTGCTGCTGTAGTTAATGCTTATAAAACTGCCTCTATTGCCTGCAATGCTGTATCGAAAGCCTTTAAAGCTTGCACAATATTGTCGACTGCCGCACAATGGGCAATGAATGCTGCTATGTATGCTTGCCCAATAGGTTTGTTTATAGCTGGTGTTACTGCCATTATAGCTGTCGGTTATGCGCTTTACACTCATTGGGATGCAATCAAACAGTTTTTTGTCAATCTTTGGGACAGTCCGACAGCTAGAACGATTATGTTTATTACAGGTCCAATCGGCTGGGCGATTGCTGCTGGAACTGCGCTTATTGCCAACTGGGACATCGTCAAGCAGTGGTTTATAACATTGTGGGACAATCCTTCTTTAGCAATACAGCAGTTTGTTGATGGTATAAAAGACAAATTTTCTGATGCATTCTCTTGGGTACAGGAAAAATGGCAGGCCATCAGCGATTTTATATCTAAGCCAATTTTCGGCAAGGTCAATATAACTGCACAAGGAAGCAGTAGTAGTGACGTCGCGCACAACGCTTCCGGTGGTATCTACGGCAAGGGCGCCTTTCTGACAACCTTTTCTGAGGACAGTGGCGAGTCCGCTATCCCACATACCCCGAATGCGCGGAATATCGGCCTGTTGGCGGAAACAAACCGTATCATGGGTAATCCGTTGGGCGGCGGGGGCAATATTACGGCCACGTTCGCGCCAAACATTACAATTCAAGGTGGTGGCGATGAAGGTAAAATCCGCGAGGTGTTGGAGTTGGAGATGGCAAAGTTTAAGAAGATGCTGCAGGACTTGCAGAACCAGCAGAGGAGGGTAAGCTATGCGTAAATTGACTTTAACACCTAAATAGTGTATAATATTATAACCAAAAATGAGCATTTTATTACATTGGGAGGTGCGTATCATGAACGAAAAAATTCAGTATTTGGTGGACAATTTACGAGAAACTAATAAAGAAATTCGTTTTCGTGATAGCACCGAAGATGTCAACAAATTAAGTGATGAAGATAAAGAACTTATTGCAAATCAAGCAACTAATGCTGCTAATGAACTAGTGAATTTCTTCTGGCAAAAGAAAAATGCTCCTTTACGCATTGGTGATATGCTTGATTCGTTAGGGTTTGCTGTGGTACCAGATAATTCGTTTGATGATGATAAATTATCTGGGGTATTAGCTATAGATAATACTGTTGCCATGGAACGATTTAGAAAGATGATAGTGCTCAATAATAGAGACAACATTGGACATCAGCGCTTTACAATCGCTCATGAACTAGCTCACTATATTTTTGACGCATTACCAAATCAGAAATATTATGAAGCTTACTACAGAACGGACGACAAGAAAAACAATGAAATTCGTGAGTATCGAGCAAATAAATTTGCAGCAAATCTACTGATGCCTAGAACTATTTTTGAGTCAAGGTATAAATTTATTGCAAGTCAAATCAAAGATGCACAAAAAGTAAAATTTATATTAAGTTTGGATTTTGGCGTTTCCGTTACTGCAATAAATAAACGTATTGAAGAACTGAATTTGGAAGCAAATAGCATATTATGACGATGATAAATTCTGATGAAACAGTAAAAAATATTACTGATAAAATTATCAAGAAATATAGTAAAGATAGTCTTGAGATGTTAAGTAAGCCCAAATTCAATGATGAAAATACATCTTTTGTCAGTAATGATGTTGTGAGTATGGAAGCTCATAATGAAAGTTACACAAATATCTTAAAAGCTTATAGCGAAGAACTTGAAGGCAACATAAGATTTAAAAACAAGTGCAAGGGGTGTTTCTTTTATTTATGCGTTGGAGTAATGGGCAGTATCTGCATTGCTTTGATTGCAGTGTTAGGGACTATAACCTATATGACTTTTAAGTATCAGCATCTTACATTCCAAATTAATCATATAGTTGCTGTTGTAACTGCTATCGGAACTGCTTTCGTTTCGTCATTTTTCATTATTCCTAAGATCATTACGAAGTATCTGTTCAATCGTAAGGAAGAAGAAAATATGATGAACATTATACAGAATATCCAAAAGCATGATTTGACAATCAGGCAGGACATCAAAGATTTTAGACAAAATAATAATCCAGCAGACTTTTAATAAAGCCTTGACCTAATCGTCAGGGCTTTTTCTATACCCAAAATTATACAAGCCGCCCGAAAGTCTAGCCATAATGACGGTAAATGGACTGGATTTCAGGCACAACAAAGGTTAGGGAGTATTGTATAATTAAATTGTTCGACAGCCGAAAAAAATACTTGACTTTTTGGTAATCATAAATTAAAATAAATTTGTGGTAATCAAAAAGTGAGGTGAATAAAATGAGTCCACGAACAGGTAGACCTAAATCTGATAATCCTAAAGTAAAGCAGCTAGGTGTGCGCTTCGATGAAGAAGCACTTGCTAAATTAGATGCTTTAACTGAGCATTATAACGAAACGAGAGTCGAAGTTATAAGGCGAGGCATTGAAAGATTATATACTGATCTACAAAATAAATAAAGCATTGTCCCAGTCCGTCAAAACAAAAGACAATGCTCGTATTAAGAAGGTTTCCCTTCATGGAATATTGTAACATGGGGGGGAACATCTTTCAAGTGAAATTTGGAGGTGTTCCATATGAACGAATTACGTATTTTCAATAACGCTGATTTTGGTGATGTTCGCACCGTAGAAAAAGATGGAAACATCTGGTTCGTTGGTAAAGACGTGGCGGAGGCGCTTGGATATGCGAGAACAGCTGATGCAGTCAAAGCACATATAGATGCTGACGACAAAGGGGTCTGTGATTTACCGACACCTGGAGGAAGGCAAGAAACTACCATCATCAATGAATCAGGCTTATACTCTCTCGTGCTTTCCAGCAAACTTCCATCTGCAAAAGCTTTCAAACGTTGGATAACGTCAGAAGTCATTCCTTCCATACGCAAAACTGGTAGTTATAACAAGCCGTCAAAACAGCCAACAACACAACAGGAGCAGATGGCGAAAGCTATGCTGCTGAACGCACAGAGCAGGCAGTGTAAGTTGTGGCTGCGTTTGGCAGAAACAACGGATTTACCTGATTATAAACATATCTGTCAGCAAAAAGCAGCGGAGGTACTGGCTGGCTCTCCTGTACTGCCTATGCAGAAGGCAGAAAAGAAAACACTTTCTGCTACGGAGATTGGAAAAATTTTGGGCATCACGGCGCACAAGGTGGGTATGTTGGCTAACAAATTTGCGTTAAAAAGCGATGCTTATGGCAAGTATTTTTATGATAAATCTCCAAACAGCAATAAGCAGGTAGAAACGTTCCGCTATTATGAAGATGCTGTGGAGAAATTTAAGGAGATTCTGGAAGGCGGTGCTGCAAAATGACCGCTTTAGAAGCTTATAAGGCGTTACCGTTTGAACAGCGTGAGCTAGTTGAGCAGATTGAATATAACCTGGATATAGCCGACCAATGCTTTTCAACTATTAAGGCGATGCTTCCAGATAAAGAAGTAGTTCTTATGATGCTTATGGATAAATACGCTGAAAGTATGCATTCGCAAATGCAGGCGAAAGAAGAATTGGAAAAGGCCGGATATAGTGAAGTGCAGATTTTAAACTTGCGTCAGGGATATTGCGGCGAATAAAATAATTTTATGGCGAAAGCCGCTTACAGTAGATGTAGGCGGCTTTTGTCATACATAGATTGGAGTGATGAAATTGACAAATACCTACACAACTACCCAGGGCGACATGTGGGACTTGATTGCCAAGCGCTTGTACAATGACGAAGCATCACTAAACGTTCTGTTGGAAGCAAATCAGCAATACGCTGATATTGTTGTTTTCCCGGCAGGGATTGTGTTAGAGGTGCCGGAGTATACTGCACCGGTAACATCAATGCTGCCACCATGGAGGCGTTAAAATGTTTAAGGTGAATGCAAGGCGATGCCTGGTAATCATTAAATATAATGACAAGGATATCAGCGCAGACCTGCAGCAATATCTGAAGAATGTAAGCTACAATGATAACATGTCCGGCGAGGCAGATGACCTGCAGCTTACACTGGAGGATAAAGCTGGCCTGTGGCAATCAGCATGGATGCCGGAGAAGGGCGCGACGTTGGACGTTAGCGTAAAGCTGCTTAATTGGCAGGGCATCGGTGAACAGCTTGTACGTTTTGGCTTATTCGAAATTGATGAAATCACCAGCAGCGGAATGCCTAGCGAAGTGCAAATCAAGGCGGTGAGTGTGCCGGATGATAACAATCTGCGCGGCGCCGAGCGTACACGCAGCTGGGAGAAGGCAGAGCTGAAACGCATTGCTAATGATATTGCGACGGAGGCGGGCTTGGCGCTGTATTACGATGTCAAAGAGTATAATCCTGTTATAGATAGGGCAGAGCAGACGGAACAGTCTGACCTGTCCTTTTTATATAAGCTGTGTGCTGATCATGGTCTGGCTCTTAAAATCTGTGACAAGCAAGTAGTAATTTTTGATGAGGCAGATTATGAAGCGGCCGAGGCTGTGGCGCTGGTGCCGAAGCCAAAAGGCAGTTATTCTGCCGGTAGTCTCAAAGTGTTGGATATGCTGAAAAGCTACAGCCTGCGCAGCAAGGTGCGTGATGTGTATAAGTCCTGTCACGTGAAGTACCAGGACAGCAGCACGAAGCAAAAAATTGAGGCGACATTTGCTGCTCCTGATAAAAAGATAGGCAAAACACTGGAAGTCAATGAGCAGGTAGCCAGCATTGCGGACGCAGAGCGTCTGGCAAAGAAGAAGCTGCGGGAGAAGAACAGCGATGAGGTTACCGGAAGCTTCAGCTTTTTAGGTAATCCGGAACTGGCGGCTGCTGTGAATATCCAGCTTAGCGGTTTTGGTGCTTTCGATGGCAAGTATATTATTACTAAGGCACAGCATGATATTAGCAGTGGTTACACAACAAGTATTGATGTGAGGAGATGTTTGGATGGATATTAACCAAATAAAAAACTTGATTCGAATTGGTACAGTATCGGCGGTCAATGGCGAATCGTGCAGCGCTCGCGTGGCGTTTGAGGATAAGGACAATATGGTGAGTGCTGAACTACCAATTATAACTATAGGCAGCAAGCAGACGAAAGCCTATTGGCTGCCTGAGGTTGGTACCCAGGTGCTGTGTATCTTCCAACCGAATGCAAGTGGTAGTGGCATCAGCAAAGGCTTTATTATAGGTGCTTTTTACAGTACGCAGGATGCGCCGGTGGAGAGGGATGCGAACGCGCGCAGCATTACGTTTGCCGATGGAAGCTTTATCAGGTATGACGGCAGGGGTAATCTTGAAATCAACATGACAGGAAATATTGTGATTAAAGGAGCAAAACTAGAGCTAAATTAACAAAATAAATACTCAATATGAGAAAAAAACACAAAAGAGCGTTGTAAATTACTGCTTTTTGTGATATGATAAAAAAAAGGAGTGAGAAAGATGCTATTAGAATTCTTGTGCTCTAATCATAAGTCTATACGTAGACCAGTTCTTTTTTCAACAGTAGCTAGCAAAGATAGAAGTAATATGGAATTACTTACTAGTTTTAATGGTAATGATATTCTTAGATCTGCTGTTTTGTATGGCGCGAATGGTTCTGGTAAAAGCAATTTTATTGATGCCATTTCTTTTGTAAGGAATTTGGTGCTTAATAGCATTAATCATCAACCTGGTGAGGGAATAAGGCAAACACCTCATAAATTGGATACTGCTTCAACAGATAGTGAATATCGAATACAATTTGTTGCTAACGATATAAGATATGCATTTGGTTTCGTGCTGAAAGATTTTTTAGTAAAAGAAGAGTACTTATATTTTTTCCCAAATGGAAGAAAAACTAAAATATATGAGCGAAAGGCTGAGAAGTTTTCAACCGGGATAAAATTTCGGAACAAACTTGCTACATGCAAAGACGTTCTTAAGCCTAATCGGTTGTTACTTTCTTGCGCAGCGAACTTTAGTAATGTTGAAGAAATAGTAACGGCATATAATTTTTTTAGAGATGAACTGATAATTTATACACCAGAGACTTCCGATGAAATTTGGATGAACTATTCTTTGAAAAAATTAAGCGAAGACGAAGTGCTTAAAGCTTCTGTTGTAAAGCTTATGCGTTCGTTAGGGGTAGATTTATGTGATATTAAAATAACAATAGAATCTCCTGAAAATATTATAGAAAAAATTGTGTTGCCAAAATTTTTATCTGATGAGTTTAAAGAAAAACTTTTACATGAGCGTATAAAGGCTATCAATGCAAAGGTTATTTATAAGGCTTTCGAGACAGATTTATTATCAGAAGAGTCTACTGGTATAAAAAAAATAATTGCAATTCTATGCCCTTTTATTGATATAATGACTAAAGGGAAAACAATAGTGTGCGATGAACTTGAAACTAGTTTACATGAAGCATTGTTACAAGGACTATTACATCTATTTATATCAAATTCTCCAAACAAAAAATCACAGTTGATTTTTTCAACTCATGATACTAGTTTATTAGACTTAGATTATTTTAGAAGAGATCAAATATGGTTTACTGAATTAAGAAATGAAGATAGGTCTACAGACCTTTTTTCACTTGCTGAAATTAAAAATGTCAGAAAAGATAAGAGATTTGGCAAGGGTTATATTGAGGGACGGTATGGTGCAATCCCAATGTTAAATTTAAACTTTGCTGATATTATTCCAAATTTAAAATAAGGCGGAATAATTATGAGAAGTTTAGAATTAAATGCTAGAGTTGAAAATACACGCGAGTTAAAGCAAAAACCAGTTAAGTTTGAACTGAAAAAGATAAAAGAGCATTTTGATGAGGGTATGCTATCTATAGAAAAACAATATAGAGTGTTTGATGATTTACAGGATAAAGGGATGGAATCAGAAGGAAAAACTATTTTACGCTCACAAATAGTTTTAGCTGAAGGTATCTTAGATTTCTTTATTCATGAAATGAGTAAATATGCTGTATACCATATGTTTATCAATCAATGGTCAAAGTCTGATAAATATAATAGATTCTCAGTACCAATGGAGTTATTTGAAAAAATTGTTCAAGACCAGGGATCTAGCGATGCTTTTTTTGAATTTTTAAATGAACGTTTTTCTAGAGAAGTATATCTTTCTGAGGAATGTATGAAAGATCAGTTGAATTTAATTGGAATTAAGTTTAGTGATGTAATGGAAAAGGCTTTTCCAACAAAAAATCAGAAGGAATCTATCGAGCAAGGGCGAAAAGTTGTAAAAGAACTTTTTAAAAGAAGGAATGAGATTGCTCATCAGATTGATAGAAGCCATATATCGGCTGAACAAGAGGATATTACTAAAGATTTTGTGTGTGATAATATTGGATATATAAAATCTATTGCAGATGCTATATTTGATATTGCATTACAAAATGAACAAGCTGAGGCTTAGATATATGTTCTAGGCTCTTCAAGCCGCTTACTGAAGTAAGCGGCTTTTTCTATACCCAAAACAGGTAAAAGGAGGTGATTAACATGCCAAAAGCAACACGCTTAGGCGACAATGACACTGGCCACGATGCCTGTGCACCTACGGCGCTTGTTACTGCAAGCACTAATGTTATCATCAATGGTAAAGGTGCTGGGCGCGTGGGTGACAGCTACGCTCCGCATGGGTGTGTAGCGCATCCGACGCATAGCGGCGTTATCGCTAGCGGCAGCTCCAGTGTTTATATCAACGGCAAGGCTGCCGGCAGAATAGGGGACAGCGTTAGCTGTGGTGGGAGTGTGGCGGTGGGGAGCAGCAATGTAATGATTGGAGGTTGATATCATGCTTGTAGGTTTCATGGCAGATATACCATTTATCGTATCTAGCCATTATATTCGTACATTCGATGATTATGGACGTGGCAGCGCAGGGCGCTGGGCTCAGCATGATATTATCGGCGATAAGCTGGTGCTGGAATTCATCGGTCCGGACGTAGAGAAGATTAGCTTTTCTATGCAATTGCGTGCTGATCAGGGCATAAACCCAGCTAAGGAGCTTGAAAAGCTACGAAAGATGCGCGATACAGGTAAATATTTCCCCTTGGTTATTGGTGGTAATTTAATTACAGATAACATGTGGGTTATTGAAAGCCTGGATGAAAGCGTTTCCTTCTGGGGCAAGTTTGGTAACATTATGAGTGCTAAAGTAAGCGTGACGCTGAAAGAATACGCAGGAGGGTTAAAATTATTATGATTTACGATGTTTTAGCTCAGCCAGTGCAAGGTATTGATTTTGCACCAGCATCAGAAGTTGCGGAAATCCTGCAAAATCTGCGTACAATAATTACTACCACAAAATACTCTGTGCCGTTGAATCGTGATTTTGGCTCTGACGCAGAAATGTTGGATAAGCCAATGAACACCGCTCAGGCACAGCTGCAGTCTGAAATAATCATGGCCATAAAAGCCTATGAACCGCGCGTAACCGTAACCGGTATCACTATTACTGGTACCGATAATGGTGTGTTAATTCCGAAAGTGCAGGTGATGATTAACGATGACGAGTAAACTAAAAAGCTTACCTGAGATAGTATTCGTTGATGCGGATGCGGCAAAAGTTGAAAGCTACATATTGAGTGAATATGAAAAGATAACCGGCAGAAGCCTTGCTAAAGGCGACCCTGTGCGGTTATTTTTATTGACCAATGCGGCGGTGATTATCCTGCTGCTCAATAAAATCAATGAGACCGGCAAGCAAAATCTGCTTAGGTATGCTGATGGCAATAACCTGGACCATCTCGGCGCCTTGGTTGGCGTAGAACGCATACCGGCAACGGCCGCAGTGACAACGATGCAGGTAACATTATCTGCTGAGCTGGGAAACAGCACGATTATCCCTGCCGGCACGCGGTTTACCGCCGGTGACAACGTGTTTTTTGCACTTGATGCTCCGATGATCATCAAGGCTGGGCAGACTAGCGGAACGGGCAGTGCTACATGTTTAGAGACTGGGCCTAAAGGAAATGGTTACATTGCCGGGCAACTCAAAACGTTGGTTGACCCGGTGCCTTATGTGGCAAGTGTGGCCAATATTACAACTTCTGAAGGTGGAGCTGATGTGCAGGACGATGACAGCTATCGTGAGGATATCCACGGCGCTCCTGAGCGTTTTAGCACGGCCGGGCCTGATGGTGCGTATGTCTATCATGCTAAGCGTGCCTCAGCTAAAATAGCTGACGTAACAGTCTGGTCGCCTTCTGCCGGCACCGTAGAGGTCAGGCCTTTGCTAACTGGCGGTGAAATACCGGGCGAGGAGCTGCTTAATCAGGTCAAAGCAACGCTGGATGACAAGCGTGTACGTCCGCTGACGGATAAGGTGACTGTACTGGCTCCCGAGACGGTAAATTATACGATTGATGTAAGCTATTATATTGACCGTGATAATGAGACGCAGGCGGGTGCTATTCAAAGGGCTGTTAATAATGCCGTAACAGATTTTGTCCAATGGCAAAAATCTAAGCTAGGCCGTGACGTTAATCCGTCTGAGCTTATAGCCAGGATTATGGCCGCAGGCGCTAAACGTGTTGCGGTTACGGCTCCGGTATATGCTAAGCTTACACAGACACAAGTTGGTGTTTGCACCAGCACAAAAGTAGAGCTGGGAGGGATAGAGAATGCTTGAGCTTAAGGATGACAGCTTGCAGCAGATTTTGCCCAGCTCTATTGCAAGTGACAAAACGGTACAGGATATTGCTAAGGCCATAAGCGCAAAGCTGCAGCTTATCAATAGGCAGACTGAGCTTATCTTGCTTTTGCCTAGGCTAGATGAGCTATCAGAGACGCTGATTGATGAGCTTGCGTGGCAATACCACGTAGATTTTTACGATTATCAGGCTGATATCGTAAAAAAACGTGCGCTGGTACGCAATGCTATTGCCTGGCATCGCTACAAGGGCACGCCGGCAGCAGTGGAAGAGGTTTGTTCAGCAGTATTTCAATCGGCCAAAGTGTTTGAATGGTGGGAGTATGGCGGTATGCCGTACCATTTCCAGGTGCGCCTTATTGAAGAGGGTATACCTGATAAAAGGATTATTGATAACCTGGAGCGCGCCATACAGGTTACTAAAAACACTCGTAGCTGGTTAGATGGCTTGAGTTTTTACCGCGAGCTGTTGGCAATAATCTACTTTGCAAAGGTGTTATGGGTACATAAAACCGTAAACATCTATCCATCAAAATTCAGAATACCGGACGTAAATGCAAAATTTTATGTTGGTAATGCAATGAGACAACAAAGGAGCGTGAGGATATGCCAAATTGGAGCGGATTAATCCTGACCAAACAGGGCAGGCAGCTGCAGGCTAAGGTGGAAGCTGGGATAAAGCTTACTATCACAAAATTAAAACTTGGTAGTGGTGTCCTGCAGGAAGGTAAGCAGATGGAGGAGCTTACTGACCTGGTAGAACCTAAACAAAATATAGGTATTGCTACGATTGAGGCACAAGATAGTGGCATGTGTAAGGTTAGTGCTACCATAAGTAATGCCGGCTTATCTGCAGGCTATTATGTGCGTGAGCTTGGCGTGTTTGCTACAGACCCGGATAAGGGTGAGATTTTGTACCTTGTAGCAAATGACAGCGCACCCGATTATCTGCCGGCAGAAGGCGGTGCAACTGTCGTAAGTCAGGAATTTGTTGTTTACGTATCTGCCAGCAATACAGATAACGTTGTTGCGCAGATTGATGCGGGAGCACTGGCGACGATGGGCTATGTTAATGTGATGCTGCATAAGTACGTGCAGATATTAGATCAGGGCACGGATGTATCTGCACAGAGTGGATTGATATTGGAGCTGAGCTAACGATGCTGACAATTGAGACGGAGGGACGCTATCGCAATAAAATTACCCTGACTAAAGGTGATAGCGCCGCCCTAAAAATCAAGGTGCGCGATGCACGTAACAAAGTAGTGCCGCTTAGTGATAGTGATACGGCCGTACTGACAATTAAGCATGATGTTAATGATGCGGCAGCGGTGCTGCAGCTGCAAATGGATTCTGATGGTCAATTTGTTTTCCATCCGGATGATACGGCAGGCATGGAATGCGGCAAGTATTGCTACGATGTGCAAGTGACGTTAAGCAATGGCAATGTTTATACGGTTATCCCGCCAGCGCAATTTATCCTGGAGAAGGGAGTCACCTGATATGCTTAAGGCTGAGATTTGGGGCCAGCTTATCGAGAGTGCTGGTTTAGGCGGCAGTCTTACTGCTGATGCAGAGCTTGCCGGCAGCATTGGAAGCGGGGTAGAAAAGGTTAATGTAAGTAAAACCCTGCAGGCGGATACACGCCATGAGCTGCCGACCACCGGCGAGAGCGACGCAGTATATTTTGTAGTTGAAGAAAATGCAGTGTACCGCTGGGATGCTGCAAATCTGAAATAATTTTGCTGTGGTAGGGATTACAGCGAGATAGAGGTAATTAACGGAGGCGATTTAGATGGCAAATAAGACATTGAACGTAAGAATTAGTTTATTTGGCGCAACAGCTGCAAAATGGACGGAGAAAAATCCTGTCCTGCTTGTGGATGAAATTGGCCGTGAGCGCGATACTGGTAAGATTAAATTTGGCAATGGCATTACAGCTTGGAAAGACCTTGCTTATTTTGGCGGCGATATGGATGCAGCTATCAGTGCGGTACAGGATAAACTGACTGCGCTACAGGGCAGCAAAGAGGGCGTAGTTAAGGCCGCTGATAAATTGGCTACAGCACGTAAGATTAATGGCATCACCTTTGACGGAACCAAGGATATTACAATTACTGATGATACCAAGATTGCGCTGACTAAAATGGGTGCTGCCGGCGGTGTTGCAACGCTAGATGATACTGGCCATGTTCCGGCAAGCCAGTTACCCTCCTTTGTAGATGATATTATTGAGGGCTATTTTAACAGCGCTGACAAGCTGTTTTATAAAGAGTCTGCGCATACCAATAATATTACCGGCGAGAGCGGCAAAATTTATACCGACCTTGCAACAGGTACAATCTACAGATTTGGTGGCACAACCTTTGTAAGCATCTCTAATCCGTTGGATATCGCCAGCGAATCTGAAGCTAAAGCTGGTACTGATGACACCAAGGCAATGACGCCTAAGAAGGTTAAAATCGTTGTAGATAACATGGCAAGCACGTTAGAGCCTAAAATCACCAGCAAAGGTACCGCATTTAACAAAGACTTTGGTACTGAGGCCGGTACTGTAACCGAGGGTAATGATCCGCGCTTAAGCGATGCACGTACTCCCAAAGGTGCTGCTGGCGGTGACTTAGCCGGTACTTATCCTAATCCGACCATTGGCGCAGGTAAGGTTAACACAGCCAAAATTGCTGACAACGCAGTTACTGATGCTAAAATTGCAGCCATGAGCGTAATGAAATTGCAGATTAACGCTGGTGACACCCTGATTTTAGACGGCGGCACGATTGAGTAAAGAGGTGCGCTATGGCTGTAAAATACATATTTTGCCGCTTTAAACCCACCCGCGGGCTGGCGCAGGCAATAGCTAACCGCAATCCGACTTTGCTGGATGGTGAGTGTGTATTTGAGAGCGATACTGGCAGGTATAAACGTGGTGACGGCTCAACAAAGTGGAATGATTTGCCTTATGCAAACGCGAACGCTACCGAGCCGCGCTGCGTCGTATCTGTACAAGAGCCGAACAGTGATATCTGGATTGATGTCGATATGGAAACCGTAAGCATCGGCAAAGAGGATGATGCTTACGTAGAGTTTTCTTAATAAGGAGGTATAAAATATGGCCATTAGAAAAGGTATATTCAAAGTCAGAAACACAGCGACTGGCGAGAAAGATGAAGTAATGCTGAAGACGACAATTGAGCAGGTGGCTGACCTTGATAAATTGACTGGCGCAACAGCCAATGCTGCTGGCGTATGGGGCTTGGCTCCGGCGCCGGCTAAGGGCAGCCAAAATTTGCCGCTTTGCGGTGATGCAAAGTATAAGGTTTTGCCGGTAGAGGGCGGCGGTACTGGGGCAAATACTGTAGCTGCTGCTGTAAAAGCACTGCTTGGCAGTTCTGCTGTTGGCTCGTCCACCAAATCTATTTATTATGACGGTGCAACTCTTAAAGCCTGTGCAGATTCTATTGGCGGCGGAGATATTGTAGCTGCTTTGTTAGAACAAAATGGATATGTAAAGTTCGCAAACGGTCTAATTCTGCAGTGGGGAGCAGCTCCATTGTCAGCAACTCCCCACTGCTCATACGCTCCAAGCAAACCAATCGACACGGGCATCGCTAGCTGTTAACCCACCGTATCGATGCAGTATCATATTTGACGTTGTTGTATACGTGTTAATGTTTGCGGTAAATAGTTGCGTAGATGATACGGAGTTTTTGGCTTGATTGATTGCTGTTATAACGCTTGGAATTTTGGAAAATTTAATTTGGAATGTAACGGGTTGGCCATTGTTGGGGAAGGCAGGAGCATTAATAACTCCCCACTGCTAAACACCTATGGCTAACCAATATAAATCGCCACTGCTAAAAGCCTATTGCAAATACATGGTTACTGTTTAAATCAGTCCTAGTGCCGTCCGTACGAAAAGAACACGAAAAGCGGTCAAAAGAATTGATGCTGTGCATCCTGCATTGACCATCATATTGAGGAGTTAGCATGATAGCACCTACCAGCGTAGGGAACGGAATAGGGTATACCAAATCGAAGTCATATTCAGATGTCGGTTTCTGCGCATATCCCCACTGCCCGTTCCACTACCAGAATAATGTCGGTATGCAATAAAGCTGTCTTTGCTTACCGAATTTATTCTGCAGGTACTCTCACGACCACCTACAGAACCAATAACCACGTTAAGCGCATTAACAGAGTAAGCCAAGGGGTATGTATACGTTGTTGGCGTGGCATATGGAGATTCACCAAATCCCCACTGCACAGAAAGGCTCATAACGAATTATTTTAAACCTACGCTTATCATTACACCTAAACCATTAAAAAATCGCCCACAGGCAAAATCTGTGAGCGTAGAAAGGAAAAAACATGAATGATAAAAGAGTAAATCAATATCTTATTCTGCCGGAAAACGGCAACAGAAAAGATACCAAATTAGCTGTAGAGTACGGCGAAGAGCAAATCACCGAATACCTTAAACAAGGCTATGTTATCGTCAAGCACGATGATTTTAACAAACTCATTGGCAACGGTGACGGCGAATATCTTATCGCTGATGACGGCTTGGTCTATCCAAAGCCAGCACCTACCGATGCAGAGCTGCTTGCATCCGCCAAACCTGCCAAAATCGCAGAGCTTAAAGCTGAGCGTGACAGCAAAGAGGTTGAGCCTATTACCTATAACGGCAACAGCTATGATTATGACGACAAGGCAAGGGAGCGCATCAACGCTGCCATTATTGCCTTAGATGTACAGACTGCCCAAGCAAAGGCCGTTGCCAGCCTCGACTGGACGACAGCAGATAATGCTGATGTTAGCGTAACTGCTGACGATTTACGTTGCGTTATCGCGTCCGTAGCGCAACGCTCAAACGCCTTGCACATAGCCTATCGCGTGGCAAAAGAGAATGTAGAGCAGGCAACAACTGTTGCTGATGTTGAGGCTGTTACATTAGATGCCTGAACATGGACAAAGCCTGTAACCATGCTGGTTTGAGCTATGTTGTCGACGCAAATACCGGGAGCAACAGGATAGCAACAGCACAGATGTAGCTATAATGCAGGATGTTGGCGTGTTGCAAGACAAGAGTAAGCAACAGGTTAGCAACAAATCATATCAAGTCTATTGCTTTTTTCAGCTCATGCAATGACTTGTGTGTGTATGTTCCTTTGGTAACACCGGGGCTAGCGTGTCCTAAAATACGTTTGACTGCTGTGTCATTAGCTCCTGCATTGTCCAAAAGAGTAGCGCAGGTGTGACGGCACTCATGCGGCGTATGGTGGCAGGACGTGGCAAGCATAACATTGTCAAACCGTGTGCGGAATCGGTGGTAAGAGAGCTGTTCACCTATATCGTCAGTTATGAGAGTTTTCCCATTATCCTGCATCCATTGCTGGAAGTAGGGGAGAACTTTACGGCTAATTGGTACGGCACGATTTTCGCCAGCTTCTGTCTTAGATTCACGGACAATGAAGTATCGCTGTTTTAACTTAACATCACACTTCTTTACCGCCAGCATCTCAGACGGACGCACGCCGCTATAAATCATCATCACAACAACTTTTGCCCAACGTGATAGTGGTTCTTCACTTTCAGCAAGACGTTTAACTCGGTTTAATTGTCTGGTGTTGAATGGCGATTTTGGATAGACAATCTTCTTTTTGTCTATGTCGATGTATTTGCTTATGTCTGCGCTGGCTGAGATGATTTCATACTTTACTGCGTAGGTATATAGGTTGTGTAGTAGCTGCCTACATTTCTTTTGGCTGGTGTAACCTATTTTTGCACGGCTCATGGCACGGATTACTGCTTGCAGGTCGCTTATCTTTAAACTGATAAACTTCTTGCCGTAGAGTGGTTCACAGTGCTTGTAAGCGGCAGTGTAGTTGGCTGCCGTGGTTTTCGCTATTTTGGGAAAGTGCTCTGCTGACCACAGCTTAAAAATTTCTGTGAATGTAATTTCAGAAGGATTGAATAAAGATGGATTTTTGTTGTAAGCAACCAAATATGCGAGGGCATCCTCATATGTAGCAAAATATCCTATCGGTTTCTGCTTACCGTCTATGTATTTTTTGACAACGTATGGTCTGCGACGATGGTCTCCATAGTAAGATATAGAGCCAAAGCCGTTAGGTAGTTTTAGTTTTTTCACAAATATCACTCCTTAATTAAAAATAGTATAGGAGCTTTATTTTAAAATCAATGAAGATGAGGTGTTCCATGATTGAATCAACTATGCAGACTGTAATAAATATTATTGCTGGCGCTGTTATTTCTTATATTTTCGCCTTGTATCGCACCAAGAAGAAAGAAAACGACGCTTTGAGAGCTGGCGTTCAAGCCTTACTTCGTGATCGTATTATTCAGGCGTACAATCATTATGTCTGTGAAAAAGGGTGGGTTCCCATTTATGCCAAAGAGAGTATTGACGCTTGTTATAAAAGCTACGAAGCTCTTGGAGACAATGGCGTGATAGACAATCTGATGCAGCAGTTAAATGAATTGCAGAACTACCCGCCAAAGAATCGAGGTGATGAAAATGCGTAAGTTTTTGAACATGATAAAAAAAGACGATAACGCCTACAGCGTTGGCAGGGTATGCGCTGTTGTAAGCTTTATTGTTTGGTGTGGCGTATCGATTTGGCTGGCAGCGTTCGCAAGAACTTGGGGTAACTACGAGTCTTTTACGCTTGGTATGGTGGCGCTGTTGCTCGTGCAGTTGGGTAACAAAGTGATTGAGACAAGAACGTTTAAGATTGGAGATGGTAAACAATGAAAGTTTTTTTGAATCCTGGTCATTGTCCCGGTGTTGACTGTGGCGCGGTGAATAATGATTACGAGGTGAATGAAGCTGTTATTGTGCGCGAGGTCGGTGACCTGGTGGGCGATTATCTGCGTAAAGCAGGTTGTGAGGTTAAGCTTTTGCAGTCTGATAATCTGGCTGGAGAGAATCCAAATTATCCTAATGTATGCGCATCAGCAAACAACTGGCCAGCAGATGTTTTTATCAGTCTCCATTGTAATGTAGCGTCGGCAGGCCAGGCTAATGGAACAGAGTGCTTTGTATTTAGTCACTGGAGTGCGTCGGACAGATTGGCGGCGTGCATCCAATCTCAAATTGTCAATTCTTTAGGAACTTCAGACAGAGGTGTGAAAGAGGGGCCGAGGTTGATTGTGCTGCATAATACTACAATGCCTGCTGTTTTGGTAGAGCTTGCATTCATTAGTAATGATGCAGACTGCGAAAAACTCATTGAACGCAAGAGAGAGTTTGCGGCGGCCATCGCACGCGGTGTCACCGACTACATCCAAGAGAGGGGAGAGTGATGATGTATGTTAAAGGAAAGCGCAAAGCTGTTGTGTTTGGTTACGCTCTCACTATTGCTGTTATGCTTTGCGTTGCTGGCTACGTGTCGAGTGGAGGCTGCGGCCACACCGGTACAGACGCAGATACAGCAGGAGGTAACGGTCACAGTACCACTCAGCAAGTTGAAAGAGTTAAGGAGCTTAATCGACAAGCAGGGGCAGAGATTGGAACAGCTGGAGATGCTGTTGGAAGGGCAGAGCAGCACGCTGAGCGGGCAGCAGAGCTCAATCAGTCAGCTCAGACAAGAGTTGGCGACTGCCAAAAGCTCGTTAGCGAACTCAAAGCTGATAATCGACGAGCAAAACAGCTCCTTGACGAGCTTATCGGAGAGCATCAAACAGGAGCAGCGCAGGACGCGGCGCGTTAAACAGCAAAGAACCTTTTGGACTGTGGCAGCGGGATGCTTAGCTATGGCGTGGGTGATGCAGTGAATAGAAGGCATAGCAAGTCGCTGAAATAAGCAGACAAGCTATGCCTTTATTTGTTGACAATCTTTGATTAATGTTGTACTATATATGAATTAACCAATAGGTTAAGAAGTGAAAAGCTTGATTGTTACTTATTCTAATCCGAAAGTTGAACGCTATTTTGGCGATTATGATAAATTAAAACAAAAGATAGGATATGATTATACAAGAAAGGTAGTAAAAATAATAAATGCTCTCGAGGCTGCAGAAACATTTAGCGATTACTTATCTACTGGTTACGCTAAACCACATACTCTTACAAATAGTGATGGGTGCTATGGACTTTCAGTAAGCAAAAATGTTAGAATGGTTGTAAAACCAAACTTGATTAATAATAGTATAGAAATCTGTACCGAGGTAGACGTGAAGGGGGTGTGTGACTATCATGGCGACAAAGAAAACTGGTATATCCCGTGATTTAATCATTCATCCAGGAGAATATTTAGCTGATATATTGGATGATAGAGATATCAGTCAAGCTGAGTTAGCTACCAGAACTGCTGTTAGTGAGGCTTTTGTTAGCAAAGTTATAAATGGAAAAAAAGATATATCTTCTAAATTTGCCATGGCTTTGGAATATGCTTTAGGAACACCTAAAACATTTTGGCTCAACTTACAGGCAAATTATGAAGCCCAATTAGTTGAGTATAGCCAATCATATACTATCACCGAGGAAGAAAAAGAAGTTAAATTGGCTTTAAGAGAGGTGATTGCTTATCTAAGGAGAATTGGTTTGATTCCTTCTGCAGAACCTCTTGACGAATTAATTCTTTCCTTGAGACGGGTACTACAGGTTACCAATTTAGGAAGTTTAAAGGATTTAGTTCCTGTAGGGGAATTCAGAATTTCTGACAAACATCCTATAAACGAATATGTGTTAGGTGCTTGGCTGCGGATATGCCAAATAACAAACGATAACAAAAAAGTAAATGGTAGTTTTGATAAAAGATACCTCCCTGATCTTGTTGCTAAACTAAGGCCAGTAATGTTTGAAAAAGCAGAAAACTTAGATGATAGAATATCGAGCATTATGGGTGATTATGGTATAAGGTTTTCAATAGTGAAAAACTTTAAGGGCGCCCCTGTTCAAGGTTACATCGCAAAAGCAAAAGATGAAAGCATCAGGATGGCTATTACTATACGTGGGGCTTACGCTGGTATTTTTTGGTTTTCTTTATTTCACGAAATAGGTCATCTCTATAATGATGATCTAAATAAAACCACAAAGTTTATTGATGGCATATCAATGAAAAAAAATCCTAAAGAGGATGCAGCAGATGAGTTTGCCCGGGAAGCAATGCTTAACGGAACCCAATACAACGCTTTTCTAGAAAAAAATGATTTTTCAATTGAGGCAATCAAGGAACACTGTATCCAGCAAGGCGTACCCCTTTTTGTTGTTATCGAAAGATTACAGAAAGAGAAATATATTGGATATAATATGTATTCAAATTATAAACCTCGCTTCCAATGGACGTAATGTTAAGTTTTAAGCATTACGAAATGAGGTAGTCAGAAGGCAGAGCATGAGGCGGAATAAAAATGATAAACTCAAATAAAAAACGCCAAAAACTGCAAAAAAATTGCGTTGACCACAGCGGTGGCCCCAAACAGCACTTTCAGGCGTGGAGAACCGTATAAAATAAGAGTTTTTCAGTGGTGTGTCATTAGCCCAGTAAGGGCGTGGCGCTGGTGAGAAAAGCGACGTAGAGAAATAAATAAAAGCCTACTGAAATTTAATCAGTAGGCTTATTTTTTTACGAGAAAATTAAAAATAATGCTAAATTATGCTGAAATGCTATTGACAAAAACAGCAAATATAGTATAATATAATTGTAAGGAGGTGAGAACACTGGATAAGGAAGACATCAAATGGCTACTAGGAATCCTGATACCGCTACTTTACCAAGAGTTCGGAAAATGGAAAGCTAAGCAAAAGCCAAAAAAGAAAACTCCTAAAACCAAACGCCGTCGCAAGCAAAGGTAAAAGGAGTTAAGCAGGTCGGGGGTGGACGCCCCGCCTGCTCCCATTATAGCATAATAAGGAGGACAAAAGCAATGAGCAATTTTAAAGCTGTAGATATTGTTGCAGTGTTGTGTTTTATATTTGCGTTGACCTGTATTGATTTTGATAAAAACGCAATTAAAGCATTAATTACAGGAGGTGTAATAGCATGGTGGATAACGAAACGACTGAAGTAAAGAAAAAAGGAACCTGGGGTGGAGCTCGCCCAAATTCTGGCGGCGCGCGTGCTGGCGCTGGCAGAAAGTCTTTAGGCGGCAAAATGCGTTCCCTGCGCATGACAGATTTTGAGTATGATTTTGTACGCTGGATGCTGAAGGGGATGCGTGCAGGCGTAACTGTTTTTGATGCCGAGAAGTATAAGGCAGAACATCAAGAAAAAGATTAA